TCAAGAATGACCTGTTCCCTGAATATAAATCATGGGATCAACTTACACCCAAGACCTTGGATGTTATCAATGATATTGTATCCAACCTTGTGTATGAGGTAGAGCGTCAGTTCAAAGAGACACACCAGGAATACAAAACTGATGATGATGAGATCTTCATTCCTTATCGTAGTTTCAAAGAGAATGTAACAGAAGCACTCAAAGAAGCAATGCCATGTGCTCTCGAAAAACACAATCAGGAAGTTCTTGCTAAACTTGAATGTCCTCCTTGTGATACACTACAATGTAGCGATCACTTGACTGACGAATAAATTTTTTCATTCTCTATTTGAAAATCGACTTTTGTTTTCAAAAATACCGGAAAAAAAATCCGGCAAAATTTTTGACTCTCAGGGTCGCATGTGAAGAATAGGGTCTTCGGACCCTATTTTTTATGATATAGATATTTCTAAAAGATTTAAAGCATGATTACCTCAGAAACTCCATATAAAATGGTAGAAATAATTCATGATACTTGGCCACAATTATTTCGTCCTGGGGTAAATAGTAGTAAAAACACGATAGTGTACAAACAGGAACGTCTAAACATAAAAAATGAAGAATGTTCAAAACTTTGGCATGAATGGTTTGAATTGTTTAATGAAAATGAGACAAGACATACAGAAGAGATGAGCAGGAGAAGAAAGGTTTGGTGCAAATGCTGTGATGAGTTTAGTGCCATGATTCATGAGGAATACCTGAAGATGGTTGAAAAACATGGCAAAATGATGTAATATATAACGGTAGTCATATTAAAAAGATGAAAATTTTCCTTGATACGGCAGACCTAGACGAAATTAAAAAAGCAGCACGTACTGGTCTGGTTGATGGAGTCACGACTAATCCTACGCTGATTAAGCGCAGTGGAAGGACTCTCCCTGATGTTGCTCAAGAACTGACTACCAAGTATCCACAGTTTGAAAGCGTTTCTTGTGAAGTGGTTGCAGATACCGCTGAAGAAATGATCGAGCAAGCACAGCAGTTTATTGCACTGGGTAGTGAAGCAATCACTATTAAAGTTCCTTGCACTGTAGAAGGATTGATTGCATGTAAATCACTCTCTGTTCTTGGAATTAAAACAAATGTAACTCTTGTGTTCTCTGTGGCACAAGCAATCATGGCAGCGAAAGCAGGTGCTACATACATCTCACCTTTTGTTGGACGTTGTAATGACAATTCTTTCAGTGGTGTAGAACTGGTCCGTGCTATTGCTGGAACTCTTGCTGCTCATGGAAGTGAAACTCAAGTGCTCGCAGCATCTCTTCGTGATTGCCATCATGTTTCTAGATGCTATCTGTATGGTGCAAAGGTCGTTACAATGCCTCCTAAGGTCTTCTGGGCAATGTATGAGCATGTTCTTACCCGTGAAGGTTTGGCGCTCTTCCAGGCGGACTGGGATGCTGCTAAGGAGCAATCCTGAACTGTATAAATAAAAATAACAGTTGATTCAGATCTTTAATGGATTACTCTCAGTTATCTGAACAAGAGAAGATTGAAATGTTCAATCTTCGTAAAGCTGATCATCCTATCTCTAGACATACTTTTAAAGTAGAGATTCGTCCTGGAGTAATCCATTATAACACTATTGAGATTGGTAAAAAGTACAGAATCAATAGACCTGGATTAAAAGCGGCGCATAATAGAGAAGTTCAGATAATAGATTTCGCATATAAAAAGAAAGAAGGTGGTAAGGACGCAGTTTACGACGACGCTATTCCGTTAGGAGTCGTCGTAAAATTCACAGATAGAAATGTGAAAGGTTCTTATTATGACATGCTTGATCTAGTAGAAGTTAACTAAGAGAGTTTATGCCATTTTACAAGTCTTTCCGGGATTATTTGTATAACTTACATGCATCTAATTCAGGAGAAGCGCGGAGGATGTGGAAAGCATCTATTAAAGAAAAGTGGAATCACAAATGTGCATATTGTGGTTCAGATAAAGAAATCACAATCGACCATATAGTTCCTCAAGCATTAGGAGGAATTGATTTTTCCCCAAATGTTGTTGCTTGTTGTAGATCTTGTAATCACGACAAGGGACACGAAGATTGGAAAGATTGGTACAAAAGACAACCATTTTTCGATCCAAAACGTATGCATGACATTGTTGAGTGGATGAAACCACACAAAGAAAAAAACTCTTTACACAAATATCGTCCAAGAAAAACAAAAGTTTATTGATTATGGATTTCATTGTTTATTCGAAGGAAAAGTGCCCTTATTGCTATAAGATTGAGCAAGTCCTTCAACTGACCGGTAAAAAATTTGTGATCTACAAATTAGATAGAGATTTCGATAGAACCGAGTTCATTGAAAAGTTCGGAGAGGGATCTACTTTTCCTCAAGTTTTGTATAATGACCAGAAATTGGGAGGTTGCATTGACACAATCAAATTCCTCAAACAACAAAGAATCGGAATCTAACCTAAATAATATTACTGAAAGATCAAATCGTGGTGTAGATCTAATACTTAACGGAGGTAAAAAAAAGCAAGCACACCCACTCGACTTTAGATTTGAGCAGATAGTTTGCTTTTTTAAGAGAGAAGTGACTATCGCATTCCAATTTTCATTGGACATTAAGAAAAAACGATAGTTTTAGGAGAAAGACCCATGGTAGCAGTAAGTTTAGTTTTCGGTTCATTTTTAACCGTACTGTTCCTTGTAGTTGGATTAATTGGTGGTTGGTGTGTGAGAGAATATATGCTAAAATATCAAGACAGACCCTCGTTACATCCAGAATTTTTTGATGAGCATGGGAATGTCTTACCGGATGAGATAGTTGCTTTGTCTATTTCGCAAGATTTCTTCTCCGACGAAGAATATGATGATGAAGACGAAAACTGACATCTAAATACTAACATCGCTATTCATTGTAAAAGAATATGACATCGACAAAGAAAAAAGCAGCAACAAAACCAATTCCAGATCTTCCTCCAAATCCTTTTGTATTTGAAATTCTGGAATTGGCATCAAAACAGAGAAGTGTTGCTAAAAAAGTTGAAGTTCTCAAAAAGTACGAGCATCCTTGCCTTAAATCAATTTTCATCTGGAACTTTGATGATAGTATTTTAAGCGAACTCCCTGAGGGTGATGTTCCTTATGCTGCAGTCGATGAGCAAGATTCTTTCAAAGGAACATTAACTGAAAAGATTGATTCTATGGTTGGGTCCATGGAAGAACTTAATTCAAAATCTCTTGGATCACAAGATCAGGGTAAATCTTCTATTCGTAAAGAATACCAAAAGTTTTTTAACTTTATCAAAGGCGGTAATCCATCTCTCAGTGGTCTTCGTAGAGAGACAATGTTTATCAACATTCTGCAAGGTCTTCATCCTCTCGAAGCACAGATTATCTGTCTAGTAAAAGATAAAAATCTTACTAATAAGTACAAAATTAGTAAGCAGGTAGTTTCCGATGCATATCCTGATATTATGTGGGGAAACCGGTCCTGAAGTTGTAAATTAATTTTTTTCGATATGGCAAATGCAGTTGAAACTCTAGAAAAAACAGAGCAGATTCAAATGGAACACTGGACTCAATTAGAAAGAGATGAATCTCCCAAAAGGTACGGATGCACTATCATGATTTCTAATGGGTCTTGGGAACAAGTTTGTACGACTGATGCACCATATGATGCAAAAATCGTTACATACTATGTTGACGGTCAAAAATGCCATGATTTGACTAGAAGTCAGAAAGAAGTACGTATCTTTGATATGTACTATGATAAGTTTGGTAAGAATCTCAAAAGCATTGAATTTGGTTATGGTAAGGCAAATCCAAAGACCTGGGGATACGAAGCGCCAAAGGATAAAAAGAAGAAATAAATCTTAAAATTGTATCATAAGTTACAAAACTACTTGCATATATAGACCATAGGAGTTATAATACTCTAGTACGTTCATCTCATGCTCAGTATCTTACTGGCATTGACCTTAGCCCATCATGCAGACGGCAGCCCCTACGGGTGGCATATGTCGTGTGAAAGGTTTTTACAAAAACGAATTGAAATCCTAATGGATGACAATTTAGATAGACGATCTAAATATAATCTGATAGGTTATTTTAGATCTAAAGTAGAAGGTCAATGTAATCAGACATTGACATGAGACGCAAGTAAGTCGCGGAACGGAGCGTTCATCCCATGATTGATCTTTTACTCTATGTCTCTATTGCCTGTCAAGATGCTGCCGATATGATCGGTCGTGTCAAGGCAAATGAATCCATGAGTAAAATTGTCAGAGCAGAGATTGTTGAAACTTTAAAAGAAGCAACACCTCAGTGTAAGTGGGACGCAAACGACTGAAGGAACGGGGAAACGGATCCTGCGAAAGCAGAGAAGGTTAACTTTCCATTCTATTCAGGTAACGACAAATGAACACACTTTCTTTAATCAAGAAGCAAATCGAAAAGCAAGCAGCTCTTCACGATGCTCAAATTATGATGACCACCTATCGTGGCGTCAAGTATGAGTGTCAGCAAGGAACTGATGAAGTGCATGGCACTTTCTGCTATCGCGGTCGTACTTACGTTAAGTGAGGACGCCATGCAAGCACTACAAGTAGCAACATCAGTTTCTGTTTTAAGTATCGCTTTTCTAGGTATTCTTTACGGTGAATTAAACTTCTTATACAAGAGGTGAGACATGCTCAAAATCAAGATCTCATATGATCTTCCTGAGTATGATTCCGTGAAACATGATCCAGAAAAAGTATTTGCTTTTTTAACATATCGTGGAATTAATTATGCAAAATTGGTAAATCTCAAATCAAGGTCAATTTTGTCTCCACGAATTAAATGAAGGGGTTGTACCCCTTCTTTTTTTATGCTATGATGGTGGAAACGTATCAAGGTCATGGAGAGAGAACGACTTAAACTAATCGTAAGAAATCTAGAACTCCTTGTAGAATCTCTGAAGGTGGAGGTTTACTCTGATCCTAATTCTTACATTGATAAAAGAGAGAACTTTGATGATCCGCTAGAATATCAAGTTCAGTACGACGACGATGATGGTTATCCTGATTGAAAATGAGTAGAGCAAAAGATCTTATTAAGTTGCTTGAGCGTTTGATCAAGCAAGATCATCTTTATGATGCCGAAAGAATCAAAGAGATGAAAGCGCAACTTCGTGCTGTTAAAGAACAGGTCGAAGAAATGGAAAGGAACAATTCTAAAGGATTTGGTAAATGAACGTAAAACTGATCAGTGTAACTCCGGATGCGGAGAAGACCATGGCATATATTGCCCGCGTTTCAAATCCAAATAATCAGGAAAACCCCAACTATGCTAAACTGTTGGGTTATTGTATCAAGCACAACCACTGGTCTGTGTTTGAACAGAGTTTTATGACTCTGGAGATTGAAACGACACGTGGTCTGGCAGCTCAGATTTTGCGTCACCGTTCGTTTACATATCAAGAGTTTTCTCAACGCTATGCTGATTCTTCCTTACTCTCAGAGACGATCCCGCTCCCAGAACTTCGCCGTCAGGATACCAAGAATCGTCAGAATTCTATTGACGACATTGATCCTTTCGTCAAGCAGGAGTTCGAGATCAAAATGAGGAAGCATTTTGATGAAGCAATGGTTCTTTATCAATCAATGCTTGATATAGGTGTAGCAAAAGAGTGTGCTCGCTTTGTGCTTCCTCTGGCAACTCCTACTCGCTTGTATATGAGTGGTTCCTGCCGTTCTTGGATTCATTATATCGCACTCCGAGAAAAATCAGGAACTCAAAAAGAGCATATGGATATTGCCAAAGAATGTAAAAAAATCTTTGTAGAGCAGTTTCCAACTTGTGCCGAAGCACTTGGAGGTTTAGATGTAGATTGGGTATTGTAATGTAGTGAATGTATAAATAGATATAGTGTATGTTATATCTATGAAAGCAATAACACTTAATGAGGGACAAAAATTTAATAGGTGGGAAGTTATAAGTTCTTCCCCCACAATTCAATATTTTGGAACAAGTAACCGTCCTGTTAGATGTTTTCTATGTAAATGTGAATGTGGAGTAGAAAAATTAGTTAGAGGTGATTATCTAACACGAGGAACAAGTAAAAGTTGTGGTTGTCTTAGATCTGATAGAGCTAAGGAAACTGGAAGAAAACAAAAAACAATAGAATCTTACCACAATAAAATTTATGGTGATTGTAAAAGATCTGCTAAACACAGAGGAAAGGAGTGGTCTTTAACAAAAAAGGAACACTTTGACATTGTTACAAAACCTTGTTATTATTGTGGAGAACCTCCAATTTTAAGAGAAAGTAATGTTGGTATTCCATTCTCACATTGGGGGATAGACAGACAAGATAATAGTATTGGATATACTCCTAACAATTCAGTATCTTGCTGTCATATATGTAATACCATGAAAATGGATTTATCTCTAAATAAATTTTCTGAACACATAAAAAAACTCTCTAAAAGATCTTTAGAGTGGAACTAAATAGTAATGTGATTATATTGATTTCATAACAATGGCAACATATCCTGTTATTAATAAAAACACTGGTGAACAAAAGGAAGTTAAGTTGAGTGTCCACGAATGGGATCAGTGGAAAGAAGACAATCCCGATTGGACACGCGACTGGTCTGACCCATCTACTTGCCCTTCTACTGGAGAAGTTGGTGAGTGGCGGGATAAACTAGTCAATAAAAATCCTGGATGGAATGAAGTTCTTGATAGAGCATCTAAAGCACCTGGTTCTAAAGTAAAAAAACTTTAATTTAAATCTATGGCAAGAAAGAAGAGAGGACAAGACCAACAGATTGGAGTTGGACTTACGGCTAGACAACTTAAAAAGAAAAAACTTTACTCGACTGACTACCTTACAAATATCGAACCGATGACTCCGAATCAGGAGCGAGTGTTCAATTCATATGCTGAAGGTAAACACATTGTTTCTTATGGTTGTGCTGGAACTGGAAAAACGTTTATTACTCTCTACAATGCCATCAAAGACGTATTAAGTGACTACACACCATACGAAAAAATTTACTTGGTTCGTTCTCTTGTAGCAACTAGAGAGATTGGTTTCCTTCCTGGTACGCACGAAGACAAAGCAGACATTTACCAGATTCCTTACAAGAATATGGTGAAGTATATGTTTGAGTTCCCAGATGATGCTGATTTTGAAATGCTTTATGGAAATCTTAAGTCACAGGAAATCATTAAGTTCTGGAGCACATCATTCCTTCGTGGAACAACGCTTGATAATGCTATCATCATTGTTGATGAGTTTCAGAATCTCAATTTCCATGAGTTAGATTCTATTATCACCCGTGTTGGTGAAGATAGTAAGATCTGTTTCTGCGGAGATATTATGCAGTCCGATCTTCGTAAGGCAGATGAAAAGAATGGTATTGTAGATTTTATGTCAGTGTTGCAAAAAATGCCGTCTTTTGATATAATTGAATTTGGACTAGGTGATATTGTTCGTTCTGGTCTTGTTAAAGAGTATCTAGTTGCAAAAATTGAAGCAGGTATTTGATGTTTACACATGTTGATTTGATCCTCCCTCGTCTTTCGAGGGAAACTATAGATGGTGTTCGATATTATTCTGTCCCTGACGAAGAAGAACTTCTCAAACTGGTCTCGATTACATCGGTGACCAGTCATTTTAATAAGGAAATTTTTGAGAAGTGGCGCAAAAAAGTTGGAGAAGAGAAAGCAAATAAGATTACCAAAGCTGCCACCGGTCGTGGCACCGACATGCACACCTTGGTAGAGCATCATCTTAAGAATGAGGATCTTCCTAGTGTTCGACCAATATCTGAGTTTTTGTTCAAGATTTGTAAAGGAGAATTAAATAATATAAATAATATACATGCTCTCGAAGGGTCTCTGTATAGCAAAGCATTGGGAATTGCAGGGACAGTCGATTGTATCGCTGAGTATAACGGCGAGTTAGCGATAATCGATTTTAAGACATCTAAGAAACCGAAACCGCGAGAGTGGATCGATCACTACTTCGTTCAGTGTGCTGCTTATGCTTGTATGCTGTTTGAACTGACTGATATTCCGGTCAAAAAATTTGTAATCATCATGGCATGTGAAAATGGAGAATGCGTCGTTTATGAAGAATATGACAAAGCAAAGTACATCAAACTTCTCACCAAATATATTGGAAAGTTTGTTAGAGATAAACTGGAACTCTATGGAACCAAATAAAGAGCTAGAAAAAGCAATAGAAAGTAAATTTCTAAGTCCAGCAAAATTCGCACTGGAGATCGAAAAGATCGTCATCGAAGAAAAAGTCAATTACATTGATGCAATTATTCACTATTGTGAAATCAATGAACTTGAGATAGAATCGATTACGAAACTTGTATCGAAACCTTTGAAGGAACGATTGAAGTGGGACGCGATACGTCTTAACTTCATGAAGAAAACTTCAAGGGCAAAACTTCCTCTATGAATTCAGTTTCCCGTGATGAATTGATGCACCAACGCCTTCAGGCGTGGTTGCGTGAGTATAAGTGTGATGACCTCAAGTATCTTGGTTTTCACGAAGATATCTATGGAGTTGCAAAGCATTGGTATTCCATTGCTGGCAATGAGGTCTCAGTTGATTGTATTGAAGATTTTGATCCTGAAGATTTTGATCCTGAAGATTTAGAGCCTGATGAAAGTGACTCCCTTTGAAACCTATCAACATTATTTGTCTCTCAAAAATCATTTTACAAATCCCAAATACGACTTCTTCAAATACGGAGCCAAAACCAGAGCAAGTTTGGCGTCATTTAACAAACGACGCGATAAATATTGGTTCGAGAAAACTTCCCGTAAGTATTCCGATAAAGAAATTGTTCAGTTTTTGGTATCCAATTTTGCAGCATCAGACAACCCCCAAAACCTATGGATTGGAGAAATTATAAATTCTGGCGAAAGGAACTACGCCGACTGGATGAGACGACAGCAGAGTTTGAAGTATCACTTCAAAGAACAATCGAAGAAATTACTATCCGAAAACGGGTTGGAGAATGTCTTCAAATGTACGAAGAAACACCCAATCATCCTGAAAAAGTTTCTAGGTGGAGAAGTATCTCTAGATACGCTAGTAATCTACGAAAAAATCTTCCATTTTTCAAAAAACTACGATGAGAAACTAAAAGACGATCCTGTTTGGCCTCTTGTTAGTTTGAAGATTACAAAGTACAATCAGTTTCTAAATATTAACATATTTGAGTTCAAACATATTTTAAGAGAAATAGTAAATGAATAATTTCTTCGACTCCGATATAGTTCAGAAGGAACTAGACGATATCAATCAACTTCAAGAAGATATATGTGGAAGCATCATGTCTTTCGGTGCCATGGATATCGATACAAAACTGGAGCACGTAGAAAAACTGCAAGTTCTTCTTGAAAAGCAGAGAGTAATGTATACTCGTTTATCCTTGTCTGATCATCCCAAAGCAGTTGAAATGAAGGAGAACCTTCAGAAATCTGTTGTCATGATGGGTTTCCCACCGCACACCGATATTCAGGTCCTCTTTAACACCATGGAAGAAACCATTGTTGAACTAAAGAGATACCTTGACTGAACTCCAGGGCTTGACATCCCTTCGTAGGTCTCCTATGATAAAGAGGTCGCACAACCGACATCCAACACAATCCCCCGAAATCTAATGTCATTCGCAGATCTTAAAAAGCAATCCAAACTCGGATCTCTGACCGCCAAACTGGTCAAAGAAGTCGAGAAAATGAATTCCACTGGACAAGGTGGCGACGAACGCCTCTGGAAACTGGAGTGTGATAAGAGCGGTAATGGTTATGCCGTTATTCGTTTTCTCCCATCTCCTGAAGGTGAAGATCTTCCTTTCGTTAAACTGTACTCTCACGCCTTCCAGGGTCCTGGCGGTTGGTACATTGAGAACTCTCTGACCACTATGGGTCATAAAGATCCTGTGTCTGAATATAACTCGATGCTGTGGAACAACGGCACCGATGCAGGTAAAGATCAGGCACGTAAGCAAAAGCGTAAACTGACCTACATTGCAAACATCTATGTGGTCAAGGATCCCGCAAACCCTGAGAACGAAGGTCGCGTTTTCCTGTATAAGTTTGGCAAGAAAATCTTTGACAAACTGACTGAAGCAATGCAACCCGAGTTCGAGGACGAGGAAGCAATCGATCCGTTCGACTTCTGGCAAGGTGCTAACTTCAAACTGAAGGCAAAGAACGTTGCTGGTTATCGTAACTACGACTCTTCCGAGTTTGCACGCACCTCTGCTCTCCTGGACGACGATGACGCCATGGAAGCAGTGTGGAAGCGTCAGTATCCTCTGGCAGAACTCGTTGCAGAGGATCAGTTCAAAACCTATGATGAACTGAAGACCCGTCTTGATTATGTTCTCGGTATCAAGGGAACTCCTAAGATGCAAGATCAAGAGAGCATTCAGGAAGAAGAAGAGTTCCGTCAGGCAAATCGTGGCACTGGAACTTCCAGCACTGGAGGATTCAATGATCCCGACATCACCCTCTCCAGTTCAACCGAAACTGATGACGATGATGAAATGTCAGATGAACTGAAGAACTTGTTCGCACGACTCTCTGACGAGTGATACAAGAAAGGGAGGTCCAAGACCTCCCTTTTTTATTTGCCTATTACTCTAGTGTTTTCAGTTCGTATTAAGAACTGATCGATAAACTCAGATGATTCTGAGTATTCAAGTTCTCTACTCATGTCCAGCAGTGCCTGTTGGACATATTGTGGTCTAAGTAAGTAAATGTTTCTCTTCTTTTCATTCTTACGATACTCATAATCAAAGTTTGTAACAGCGTTTGTTATTTGTGTCACATAAACTTCGATATTAGGATCTAGTTCCCCTGGATCATCGTTAGTGTAAATTTGATTGCCTACTGAGTAATTCAATTTAAAATTTTCATCAACAACTTTCCCCGCAGGGAGAATCAATCTATCTTCAGAATCTCTTACCTCTACAGTTTCATAATGATGAATAGCATTGAGATTCTGATCCGATCCGTATAAATCTAGGCAATAATTGTAAAGTTCGTAATCAGAAAGTGGCCATTGATCTCTATAGTTTGTTATTCCTGCACAGATCAAAACTAAGAAGTCATATCCTTCAAAACCATAAAATTCTTCTGCAACAGTATCTGGTCTTGCACCATCAGGGATCTGATATTTATTGAAGAGAGTTATTGCATTTTGAAGATCATCTCTCAGTTTCATCCTCTTGAATAGGTTTTTGACAACCAAATATTCAGATGATGATTTTGAATCTGAAAGAAATGATTGGTACTCTATATTTGGAACTCTGGAAAAATATGACATCAGAATCCAACTCCTTTTTTGTTGCTTTCGAAGTATTCAAGTTGATCTTCAGCAAAGATTGGTGATAGTTCTTGGAACTGAAGAGATAATTTCATGTGAACTGGTGTACCATCTGCATAAGTTGAATGTTGTCCAGATCCAGTATAATCTACACTCATCTGTGTTAAAGCACATAACTTGAACTTATGTAGAAATGGATGTTCTTTGTTGCCCATCCTATACTCTAGTTTGAATACATCAGGTGCCTGAACAAATAGTCCTCCTCTTGTACCCGTATCACGTCGTGTTTGTCCACTCTCTCCAGGTACGGCAGAATTTTTTGGTGCCATATGATACTTAAATGTTCTGATAATACTTTTAATCCTATCTGATTCTTCTTTACTTCTTGGAGTTAGGTCAAATGTAAATTGAAATGCTGGTCTAACTTGGATTCCATTAAATAAGAATTCTGTATTTTGATTAAATACCTGACCAGTTGATCTTGAGGTAAATTGATTGATTCCAGCTTGACCAAATAAAGCATTAGTGACGAGAGCTGCAGTTGTCCCTCCCACACTTTTCGGATCCTTAAATTGTTCTCCTACAGAGTTAAGAGCATTTCCTGCACTCTCAAATAAACTTTTGAACATATTATTAGACATTGCTCCTTCAAAACTGCTTCCAGCTATAACAGCTGCCAGAGGATTCATATTTCCTGCAGTCCATTCTGCTCCGTTGTTGTCTTGAATTTTATCAGGTATTGGGAGAATGATAGTCTGTATCTGCTTTATAGTTCCATTTTTTTCATCAATTACATCTTGAGCATCTCTTGCATTATTAGAAGAACCAAATGCAAATGAACTACCTCTACCTCCAACGGATTCTAATCCTGGAGGTATATAATTTACAACTCTAATATAGAGGTAATCATCTAATCTATCACCATTCTTTCCGTCCCCATAATATTTTAGGGGATACCTCAACAGTGCTTTTGTATTTTTCTTCTTAGCCATGCACGGACTAACCTTTTAGAAGTATTTATGAACTAAAGTTGAATTTTTCTTGCGTATGGTATTGATTTAAGAGTTTGTAACTCAAGATAACTTATTTCATAAATTGGACTCTGAACTCGTTCACCAGGATATTCATTCTTATATTGCCTATTCATTGGCCAGTGATAGTTATATCCAACGAAACTATTCTCATTGATTGCCACGCATGTAATCAATGGATGTCTATCGTATTTTATTCCTGGCGTTGCCGCATAATATATGTATGTATAATGTCTTCCTGGTAAAACCTGATCAACTTCGGTTCCTTCTGCTAAGCTAAGTATTTCATCCATCAACTCTTCAGGTTTCTCAGTTCCTTTCAAACCTGCCCTAAGTTCAAAGAATCTATTTTCAACTGTATCAACATCATCTTCAATATCAAAAGGATCGTAATCAGTATCACCGCTTCTTTGTAGATCTTTCCTTTGAGCATTCTTGTAGTCACGATCATTTCTGATCAAACTAATTAACTGGTGCTTTGTCAACCTGTCATAGTTTGCCGTACTACCTCTACCTTTAGCGGTCTTGTAGTAGAGAGTGTATTTTTTGGCAAGTTCAACTAATTCTTCTTTAGTGTAGTCATTTAAAGAATTTCTCTCAAACCCAGTTAATTCTTCGTCCATTTTAGTATCTGATGTTTAGATCTTCTTCAGTTAGTATTCTGAATTCATAACCACGATCAGCACACCACTCTTTTGCAACTGCCCACTTAGATTGATTCTTGGCATACTCCTTTGCCTCAAAAATATACCCCTTGGTTATATTATTTGGTTTCTTGGGAGCGCGGCACTGTCTCTTGGGTTTTATTTCAACGACATAGTTTATGATTTTTCCAGAACTGGTCTGTTCTTTGACCATGAAATCTGGGAAGTATTTGTGAATTCTTCCATCAATAGGTGATCTGTAAGGGATGAAGAATTCTTCACTGGACCATAGTAGAATATTTTCATTAGTATCTAAGTATTTCATGTACTTTCTTTCCCATAAAGATCTATAGATGATGTTTGATGGGTTTCCGCTATATTTGTTTGGATAAGAGGGTTTGTACTTTCCTTTGTAAGCCATCTAAATACTTATACTAAAAGTGTTCAATATAGGTATTTAGTGTGGCAGAGTTCAATGTACCACAACCAAAAAAGATATTTGAGTTCAGAGACAAGATAACAAATCTTGCACAAACCTCATTTTACTATGTTCAATTTGGTGGTCTTGGTTCTCTGGCAAGTGGTTCTAGATTAAAACAATATTTGCGATCCAGAGGGATAGATGATAATTATATTAATGAAATAGGTCTTTTGTGTAGTAGTGCTGTACTTCCTACAACGCAGTTAGCAACTGCTGAAGTCAATAGTAACTATATGGGAATTACCCAGACATTTGCACATAGAAGACAATTCCAGGATGTTACTTTAGAGTTTTACGTAGATAAAACTTATAAATCTCTGAAGTTCTTTGAATATTGGATGGACTTTATTGCTGGAGGATCTCATATTGAATATAGGTATCCTCAATTTGGAGAATTGCCTGCAATTGATAAGAATCAATCAGGAGATGATTATTTTATTAGAATGAATTATCCTGATGATTATAAATCCAATTGCACTCACATAGTTAAATTTGAGAGGGATCATAATTCAGTTCATTCTATAGTGTACAATTTTTATGGAATGTATCCTTATAATATCGCATCTATTCCAGTGAGTTATGGTGCATCAGAACTGTTGAAGATGTCTGTGTCATTTAAGATTGATCGATACACTGTTGTGAGAGCAAATGATTACGCTTGGGTAAATGATGCATCTAATGATAGAAAACCATATATTCTGGGTAAGGATCAATACTTTAATCTTCCAGTATTTTTAAGAGACATTGGTCAAACTATTATTGATGGAATTAAGTCACTTTGACTTGATAAATAATTTTATATGACTGAGTGAATAATCATGCCATTACCATCTATTTCTGTTCCTACATATTCTCTTGAGATTCCATCTACTAACAAGAAGATTAAGTATAGACCTTTTCTTGTAAGAGAAGAGAAACTTCTAATCATCGCCAAAGAGAGTCAGGATCCTGAACAAGTTAATCAAGCAATTAAGGATGTCCTTCAGAATTGTATCCTGACGAAGGGAGTTGATATTGAGAAACTGACTAGTTTTGATATTGAATATCTTTTCCTAAATGTTCGTGGTAAATCTGTAGGAGAAGAAGTCGAAGTTTTGATTACTTGTCTTGATGATATGAAGACCCAGGTTCCTGTTGCTATCAATCTTGATGACATCAAAGTTGTGCAAAATGAAAGACACACACGCGACATTGAACTTGATGAGGCATTCAAGTTGAGGATGAAGTATCCATCACTCGAACAATTTGTCAAGCAAAATTATGATGTTGGACCTAAGCAGAGTGATCAGTTGGAATCTACATTTGCTATGATTGCTGATTGTATTGAGCAAGTATATAATGATGAAGAATCTTTTAGTGCTGCTGATGAAGATCCAAAACACATTAGAGAGTGGATTGAGATGTTATCTCCGCAGCATCTTGAAAAAGTTAATGACTTCTTTGAGACCATGCCAAAACTATCTCATACTGTAGAAATTATTAATCCAAACACTGGAGTTAGAAATGATATTGTCCTTGAGGGTCTGAATAGTTTTTTAGCGTAGGTATGGCTCACGAAACTCTTGAGTCATACTACAAAACTAACTTTAGTTTGATTAACCATCATAAATATTCATTAACTGAGATTGAAAATATGATCCCTTGGGAAAGGGAAGTTTATATTGGATTATTAAACATTCATATTGAAGAGGAAAACAAGAAGAATCAGCAGAATGGCTAGTTCAATGATACCAGATCCTTGGGATACTCCAAAACCTGTTAATCCAATTCCACAAAATAAAGGGATCCTAAGTCCTGAGATGAAGAAGTTGGTTACAAACCAACAAAGTGTCAATGTCTCTGCCATTAGGAGTGATTTACTTCGTGTAGAAAGAAAAAGAGATGCGGTAGACGGGCAAACAACCGCAGTAATTTCTCAGCAAAGTGGTGTTCTTGAAAACTTCAATAAGAATATTATTGCTCTTAGAGTTGATGTTAATAAACTGGGTACAGGGTTGGATGGTATATCACGACTTATCTTCCAACAGAATCAATTAGAAGTTGATAGAATACGTAAAGAGCAAGAAGAATTAAGATTATCTGCGGAGAGATCAACCAGAAGTGGAAGAGAGAACGCTATCGAGCAGCGTGTTAATAATGCTCTTCTTGTACCAGTACAGGCAATAACTCCAAAGTTAACATCTTTATTTGATAGGATTAAGCAAGCACTTGCTATTTTGTTTGGTGGTTGGTTAACTAATCAACTTATAGAATTACTTCAAGCAAACCAAGAAGATAATGTTGAGGGTGTTAAAAAGATAAGTGAGAATATTCAAAAAAATATACTAAAATTAATTGGTGGTCTGGTTGCTGTTGGAGCAGGGTTTAAAATTTTAAAAGGAGTAATAGGTAATACTGCAAGAGGATTAACAAGTCTTTTTATTTCACGACCTATTGCTGCTGCAACAAGAGGATTGGGAAGAGCACTAAACAATCCTAGATTGGCAAATACAAGAGCACCAAAACCAAACTTTAGACCAACAGGCTTGACTGGATTAAGTAAGGTTATGGCAGCATTAGATGTCTTTCTCAACCTTAGAAACGGAGAATTCACTGATGCTAGTATAGCTGCTCTTGCTGTAAAGGCACCAAATCGAGTTGTAAGAACAATGGCAGGTGCTGGATTTATTGCCGATCAAATTGCTGAAATGTTTGGATTGAATTTATTTGGTAAAAACCCTAACGAAGAAGTTGAGGGTAGACCAAATGAAACATTCCTCAAGAATATTGTAACAGAAACTCAGATACTTAAAGAGGAAGAACAAAAAAATAATTCACAAACTTCTTCAGAACCACAGGAACCACAACCTGAATCATCTACTGGAGCAGCAGTTGAACCTCAAGAAACAAAAGTAACAGAAATATCCTCTGCAGACATAGTTCAACCACAAGAAACAATAACTGGACAACCTGTAAACCAACCAGAGCAACAACAATCTCCTGCACCTGTGGCGCAACCTATGGAGACAATTACTGGGCAACCTACAGTATCTCCACAAGAAACGGAGCAGGTTGAAGTAGCAGAAGCTATGTCTCCTGGAAGTCCAGAACCTTCAGTACAATCTCCTGCGAAGGTTGAGATATCACCTGTTGCTATGACTCCTCAAAGAGTTGGTGAAGTTCCTGCTGCAAGACCAGAGGTTGCATTAATAAGAACATCTTCTCCTGCTCAAGGACCACAGACAAGACCTCCAGTTAGTGAAGGTGAATTGAATCCAGTTCCTAAGATTGGTTCATCTAATCCTGATAATTTCCATAGATTATATTCTGAACTCGTTTATAACGTAGTAGTATAATGGCAATACAAACATCTCTTAGGAAATCATCAACTAGTATTGAAAAGATTGCTGCTTCTCTGAATCAAACCAGGGAAAGTATTCAAGGTGTTCAGGTTTCTGTCGATAGCCTTAGCAAGATGATAGAGACAAATACTAAGTTTAAATCGCAATTATATGCTAGGTCAGAAATCTTATCTTACAGAATAACTGAGGCAAGGAATAGAAAGGAGAAAGAAGATAAGTTAGAAGCAAATAGAGTAGGAACACCTAATCCAAATCTTGCATTGGGATTTGGGGCAAATTCTGCTGGTGGTATTTTCGGAAAATTAATAGCATTTGCATCTTACTTGACTGCTGGATGGATTATCAATAATTTTCAAGTATGGCAGCAGGTTGGTGGTGAATTTATAAACAGATTGACAATTCTGAAAAATAATTTGGTGAATTTTGGACCTGCACTTTTAGATGTATTCTCTAAATTAAATTCAGCATTAACATCTTCATTAGTATCGATATTAACTTTAGATTTCTCTGCATTTACTGAAGGGCAAGTTAAAGAAGATTTTGATGCACTCAATGATGCAGTTAGAGCCTTAACACAAAATATCCAAGATTCTTATACTGCTCTTACCACACCACTGACTGAATCAGTAGAAGGCGGTGGTTCATCTGACGGAGGTGGTGGAGATACTTCGGGAGGATATGATCAATCATCTGGATCTGGAGTAGGTACAGTGGAACAGCAGGCATTACTTTCTACGATTAGATTTGCAGAAGGAACTGCTGGACCTACTGGTTATAGTATGTTCTTTGGTGATAGAACTGGTGAAGCAAAGTATGGTGATCTTACAAATAAATCTATTGCAGAAGTTGAAGAACTGGTAACCAAGTTCTTACAGGATCCTCAATCTAAGTTTGGTAATGGTCAAAGATCTGCTGCTGTTGGTGCATATCAATTCATTGACATCACTGGATTAGCAAAATCTGTTGGTATGAGCACCGATAGAAATTTTGATAAGGAGTTTCAGGATGAGTTAGCACTTAGATTAGCAGCAAAGCAGGGAGTAAGTCCCGAAGTTCTTAGGAGAGAAGGACTTAGTGATTCTGTAATTAAAAAACTTTCTCCTAAGTGGGCATCATTCCCAGGAAATAATTATGGACAACCAACTAAAGCAATAACATCCCTTAGAGAAACTTACAATAGAGCAGTAGAAAGATCTAGAAATACCACTACAAGTTCAAATATTTCCGGATATCGTGTTACTCGTAGTGGTCGGAACATACCATCACTAAGTGCATTGCCAGATCATCATAGTAACACTAGAACTTCTGATGGACGTTTAGTTCAGGACTTTACACTGTTTAAAGGTGATAAGTTCTTGAATCTTCCTGTTCCTTCTCCAGTTTCGGGAACAGTTACATGGGCAGGTAATGCTGGTAATGGTGGATTATGGGTTGAAATTCAATCTCCAGAGGGTAAAGTCGAGATGGGTCACTTCAACTCCCTTCGTGTTAAGAAGGGAGATAAGGTCGGTGTTGGATCTATTTTAGGTCTTCAAGGTCATAGTGGAAGGACAATGCCTTCTGGACCTGATGGAACTCATATTCATATTCAGGCACCAGATAGTGTCCTTGAGAGATATATTCAGATGATTAACTCTAATTCATTCTCTGAGACAAAAGTATCATCTGCAAATATTAATCCATCTCCTTCAAGAAATGCTGAAACTAGTAATATTGCATCTAGTAAGGCGGCACAAGTTATAGCAATTGATGCATCTCAGATTCCTGCGGAGAATAATTATTCTCCAATGCCTGCAGAATCTCCTATGGTTGCATCTATTTCTGAAGGTCAACTGTTAAATAGATTAAACAAGAACAAACTATTAACTGATCTAGCATATACCTGATGTCAAAAGAAAAGTCACTATTTACGGAATTAACGATTCAATCTGCCGATGGAGAGAGAACGGCTAATCTTGCTAATGGTTTTGTTTTATTTGAATATTATGAGGATATTTTTTCTCCCATGGTCACGGCAAAACTTAGAATAGTTAATACTCAGAATACTATAAAAGTTGATGGTCGTGATGGTAGAGAATCCCTTTACAACGGTCTTCCTTTGAGAGGTGGTGAACGAGTATCATTGGTTCTTGCTCCCAATAGTCCAACAAATCCGGGACTTGATTTCAGTAGAGTTGAAAAATATTTTTATGTTTCATCAGTATCTGATGTCATATCTGAAGGATCTAAAGAATCTTTTACACTACATCTTGTTCCTAGAGAGGCATTGACTAATGAACAAAGTAGAGTGATGGGAAAATATCCAACTTCTTTGAGTATTGCTGACTCAGTTAAGAAAATCATAAAAGATTATTTGACAATTACTGATTCCAGTACAAAGGTGAATACTGGAACAATAGATGAGACATCTAATAAGTATGGTTTCATGGGAAACATGAGGAAACCATTTACTGTATTGACATGGTTAGCATCTAAGTCAGTTCCAGAGAAAAGCGGTACGGCAGGATATGTATTTTATCAGACAGTAGAAGGGTTCCAGTTTAGATCTTTAGATCGTCTTGCGAAACAGAAACCAGTCGCCCGTTATATTTCATATGATGCAGTAGATGCGTATGATAGTAATTTAAGAAGAAATGATAATTCCAATAATATAATAGATTTCTTTATTGAAAAAAATTCGAACTTAATTGAAAAACTTCGTGTTGGAACATATTCTAACGAATCTATTTTCTTTAATCCACTAACACTGAGTTTTGGACAAAAAATTTATAAGCAAGAAGATTATCAAAAGAAAGTTGATAATCTTGGAGGAAGATTTAAACTACCTCCACTAAATAGTCAAACAGAGGATACTCTTGGTGATGTTCCCACTAGGAGAATGAGTTTCATATCAGATGTAGGTACATTTGAAAAAGGGGTAAGTAGGGATGTCAATGCAGATCCTAATGAATATCAGAATCAAGTATTGATGAGATACAATACTCTGTTTACTCAGACAGCAACTATGACAGTAACATCAAATACTAACTTGAAAGCTGGTGATGTAATTGACTGTAAGTTTCCTAGATTATCAGAATCTAAAGCAACTGAGTATGATACTGAGACAAGTGGTCTATATATTATTAAGGAAGTATGCCACTCATTCAATACAACTAGTTCATATACCTCATTGAAATTAGTAAGAGATACGTTCGGATCACCTGTTAAGAAGTAATGCTAGATCAAGCAGCAATTCAGAATAATTTTGTAGGTAGAGATGGATTTAGGTGGTGGATAGGACAGATTCCACCTTATGAATCCATGGCGGAGCAGCTTGGAAACAAGGGGTGGGGAAATAGATTTAAAGTTCGCATCATGGGATATCATCCCGCGAGTGAAGCAGAATTATCTAATGAAGATTTGCCGTGGGCACAAGTCCTACTGCCACCAACAGCAGGTAGTGGTGCTGCAAATGCAATGACAAGTGTCCAGATTCAACCTGGAGATATTGTATTTGGATTCTTCTTAGATGGAGATAATGCACAGATACCAATCATACAATCTGTTTTCGGAAGAACAGATCTTTCTTCTAGTGCTGAGTATTCAAGTCCATTTACACCATTCACTGGATTTTCTCAAGCAATACCTAGGAATAATAAACAAACCACTTCTCAACCTAAAGATTCGATTACTACAGAGTCAAACGAACCGAAATCTACTAGTAATCCATCACCAAGAACAATATCTCAAGATCAAGCACAAAAAGTTGCTCAAAAAACTGGTTTAGTAGAACAGACAATTAATGCTGCTACTGGAACTAAAATTCCATTAGCAAATACTACTAAAAATAGTATGATTGATAAGATCAGTTCAACTATTGAGAATCTTATCAATAAACTCAAGAGATTGAATGGTAACATAACTCAGATGAGATATGCTATATCAAATGCTATTGATGCAGTCACCATATCTGCGAATGGAATCATTGGTCAACTATTTGATACTTTGATCAATGGAAACGATGGTGGATTTATTGGAATGATTGGTCTGTTGAAGGAGGGATTAGATTTACTATACAAACTAGTATTTGCAAAAGTTCTTGCTGCTACGGGAAATCCTATTGCTGCTCACCTTGCAGGTGTTGCTGCCCAGCAGGTTATGGTTACACCAGTAAAACTACTTGAAGAAGCATTTCACTGTGTAGTTGGTCAAGTTGTTAGTGCTGCTACAAGTGTAATTGCAGATTTAGTTGATTCAACTCTCGGAAACGTAGAAAGATTTGTTACTTGTGCTGGAGAACAATTTGCTGGAAGTTTAATTAATTCTATTATTAGATTATGCGAAAACTTTTTGGAAGGACCTTTGGGTGCTATTACAAAACTATTGCAATTCTTCGGTGACTTTAATGTTGGAAATATCTTGAGAGATGCGATTGGATTATTGTCTGAAGGCGCAATTGGATTCTCTTGCAATCAGAACTTCGATAGTTATAAAGGTTTGATTAATGAGTGGGTTGTTGGTAGAGGACCATCTGGATCTCCATCGACTATAAACGAAAGTATGGCGGGAACATTTAGAGAAATTAGAAATATTGCAAACAAAGTAAATAACGCAGAAGAAGAACTTGGAGAATGCTTTAGCGGTCTCCTTGACTTTGCAAGTCCTCCTGTGATTAACATCTTTGGAGGTGGTGGTGGAAGAGGAGCATCTGCAGTTCCTGTATTCGGAAATCTTACGGAGGGTCCTGGAGGTCAAGTGACTGCCAGTGTTGTTGGTGTTCAGTTGACTAATAGAGGATCTGGATATGTCTATCCTCCATTTATTGAGATTGTGGATGATCAGAATCAAGGATTTGGTGCTGTTGCAAGATGTACTATAGATGAAAAAGGTCAGGTTGAAGGAGTTTACATGGTTTCTGTCGGAGAGTTTTACTCTGTTGGTGATGTTCTTGATTACAGTATTGTTGATGTTATAGTTGAAGATGGTGGATCTGGATATGATAATTCCTTAATTATCACTGATGATCAGGGTAATCCTTACGATTATGTAATTGAAGGAGGTAGAATAACTCAGGTAACACCCCTAAATAATACAGCAGATGGACTTCCAGTTCTTTCTCTGAACGGAGGTAATGGTATTGGAGCAATACTAAGACCTATTTTAGGTTCAGTCAATAGCGATAACTTTGAAGAGGATAGAGATGGAAATCTCACTTCAGATCTTACTAATCTGTTCGCAGGAAAACCAATAGAATCTATAGATTGCCCAGAATAAGATGGCAGAAAGACAGTTAAATTCTTGGAAAAGGACACTTGTTAGTTACAACCCTAACTTCAGGATTGATACTGCTAACCCTCAAATGGGTCAGAGTGGAACTGATGTTTACAAAATTTATGGCGTAACTGACAACGGAGATTGTCAATCTTCTATCAGTTTAAGTAGCGGTGGCATGATGGATATCATGAATGACCGTTCCATTGTTATATCTGGAGGAACTGTCAATCCTGAAAATTCTGAGGACGTTGTAATTATTGGTCAGAATGGTAATATTTCTATTTCTGCTCCTAATGGAAAAGTACGTATCCTTGCAAAGGATATTATGGTCGATGCTGAGAGAGATTTGCACCTCAAGGCAGGTAGAAATATCAATCTCAAAGCAGTTGGTGGTAAGATTACACAAGAATCTCAGAAGCAAGATATTATAGGAACATCTGGCAACCTGATTACTCAGTTAGGAATGGACTTTGCTACTCAAGTTTTTGAGGGTAGTTTTGTTGGTGGTGATTTCTTAGGCGGAGTTATTGGTCCTATTGCAGGTAATATCGTTAACAGTGTATTAGATACTGCTACTGGTGGTCTTGCGGGAGGAATTGGTGGTGTTGTTGGTGGTGTACTCGGTGGTGGCGGTATTGCAGGAGTAGTTGGTAATGTTGCAGGTGGTGTACTCGGTGGTGGCGGTATTGCAGGAGTAGTTGGTAATGTTGCAGGTGGTGTACTCGGTGGTGGAGGTATTGGTGGAATAGTTGGTAATGTTGCAGGTGGTGTTCTTGGTGATGGACTTGGCGGGATAGTCGGTGATGTTGCTGGAGGAGCTTTGACTGGTAATCTTGGTGGTGCAGTTGCTGGTGTTGCTGGTGGATTAGTTGGTGATGTCGCAGGAAACCTTGGTGACAGGATTGGCGGCGATGTTGCTGGTAATATTGCTAGAAAGTATGCTACTAAACAATTTAAGTAATTAGAAAATGGCAGATCAGAATTGGGATATTAATAATTACAAACCTCCTGCCGATGGATCAGTTTTCTATGGAAAGGAGCAGCATTTTAATGAAGATGTAGTATTCTACAAAGGAATTCGAATTCATGGCGATCTTGAATTTGACTTCACTAAGTTTGATAAACTTGTAGTTACTCAATTAGATGTTATTGGTCCTAATGAGAATAATTTCTTTGGACCTGTAAATTTTCAATCTAATGTAGATATTAGTGCAGATCTTAATGTAGATAATTTAACTGTAAGAAATAGATTTCAGGTTGGTGAAATTGGTGAAATAATTGTTGCTGATAGTTCAGAAGAGCATGTTGGAATTTTTACTTCTATTCCAGATAAAGATTTTCAGATAGGAGTAGGATCATCATCAATTACATATGTTTTTGAAAATGAAGGTCTTGTAGATAATGTTCTTGGTATAGGAACAACTAATCCTGGTTCTTTTCTAATTGAATCTGAAGGTGGAATAACTCCAGGAATCAATCAAAACCTGAAACTTGATGTTGAAGGTAGTATTAGAATCAAAAATACTATCTTTGACTCTGCAGATGTTCCAGGTCAAAATGGATATTTCTTTGCCAGAGATCAGAGGGGTGTTAGATGGCTGCAGCAGATTGCTGATGATGATGGAGTGATGCCTTTGTCTGTTGTTCTTTGGGGAGGTAATGGAAATTTCCCTCCTCCGGGTTATGAAATATGTGATGGTACTAACGGAAAACCTAATCTAGCACCAGTTACAGATTTGAATGGGACTGTATTTCAATATATTATTAAAGTTGTTTAATTTTCATCATAAATATTTTCATAAAGGTCTCAAAGACAAAGGATAAATGGCATCTAAATTCTATGTACAGGATAAGGGAGTATATATCCCTACAGATGGATTAGCACAATCCTTTTCGGTACTAAACTTCGAATCAGGAAACAGTTTAGGTGTAGGTACGGAAACTGTTACCCCTACTGTAAATGCAGATAATCCAAACTTTATCTCAAATATCTTACAGCAAGATCTTTGGGGTTATGATAGTGAGGAGAGTTTATATAGAGTCAGTTCTGTAGGTATTGGAACTACTCAAGTAATCGGGCAATTTAATGTTGGTGAAGAAGGTAATGATTTCGTTATTACTGATCTTGGAGATGTTGGAATCGGAATAGAACAACCAACATTCAAATTAGAAGTAGCTGGAAATGCAAAGGTTCAACAAGAAGCAGAGATTGGATCTACTTTAGACGTTACTGGTGCTACAACTTTAAATAATACACTTGACGTTACATCTACAACTACACTAAATGACACTTTAGATGTTTTTGGCGCAACATCAATCACTAACACTCTAAGTGTAAGTCAAAATACTACACTTGGAGCGAACTTAAGTGTTGCGGCTCAAACTACTCTTTCAGATACATTGACTGTAGCAGGTCAAACTACTCTTAATGACACTCTGACAGTAACTTCTACAACTACATTAAATGAAACTTTATCTGTAACAGCAGCAACTACTCTCAATGATACTCTTGATGTCAGTGGAGATGTTACTGTTACCAGCACTACTGGATCGGTAGACAAAGATACAGGTTCTATCGTTACTGAAGGTGGTGTTGGTATTGAAGAGAACTTAAATGTAGGAGTAAATGCTAAAATTGGAGGAGTTCTTGAGTTAGAATCTTTCCTCAGAGATGTCAATGACTATACGGCAGATGATAAGAAAGATTGGAGATTATCTGCAGTAGGAACAGGTGTCTCTTGGAGACCATCTGGTGTTGAAACTCAGAATACTATCTGGGTTACTAAGGATGGAAATGATAATAATACTGGATTGCTAGAAGGTGATGCTAAGGCAACGATTGGTGCTGCTGCAGCCGCTGCACAGGAAGGAGATACGATCATCATCAAACCAGGTATCTACGTTGAAAACAATCCTATTGGTCTTCGCACTGATGTTTCTGTTACTGGAGAAGATATACGACTGGTTACAGTAACACCTCAGAATGTTAACCTGGATGTTTTCCATGTAAGACGTGGATGTCTCATTGAAAACCTAAACTTTGCAGGAACTAGTGTTTCAGTAAATCACAGTGGTTGTGGTGCAGTTGCATTCCCTCCTACGGTTCTTTCTGAAAGAGCAAACACTGGATATATTGCCGATGGTCCTGCCCTAGAAGGTCCAAGTGGAAGATGGAGATCTCCATATATTCGTAACTGTACCAACTTCATGACTGGAAGTATCGGTATGAGGATTAATGGTGACCATGCTTCTGTATCAGATCCAATCAATAATATTGGTAATAATCTGAAGTCAATGGTTTGTGACTCATTCACCCAATATAATGAAAATGGCATTGGTGTTTCGATCACGAACAATGGTTATGCTCAGTTAGTTTCTATCTTCACTATTGCATCGGATATTGGAATCTACTGTGATACTGGTGGATCATGTGACCTTACAAACTCTAACTCTTCCTTCGGTAACTTTGGTCTATATGCTGTTGGTCTTGGTATAACTGAGTACAGTGGAGTTGTAGATCGTTATCCTCCATCAAAAACTTCTCCAGGTGTAATTGCCAATAGTGATGTTGTTACATTCAATAGTGTATATGATGTCTTCAATAATGTTAGAAGACCTTATGATGGGCAGGCGATCTTCTTTAAGATTGATCTGACAAATTATGGTGATGTTGATCAAACCTACGTCGCTGGTTTACCATCAAACGTTCTTACTGAACCTATGTTACAGGTTCAGGAAATTAAAGTCACCAATGGTGGAAGTGGATTCTCTCCTCTTGCACCACCTACTGTGATTGTAAGAGATGCAGACGATTTTACGCAAGATCCAAAAGGACCACAGGGAATTATTGCAGAACTGAGTCCTACCATTGATGAAGTGACAGGATCTATCACTGCTATTGATGTTGTAAATAGTGGTAGAAACTATCTTCCTTCACAAAACCTTGAGGTCTTTATTGATGGCGGAGGAGCAACTGCAGAGCTTATAACACAACCAATTTATTACACGGTTGATGTCGCCACAGAAGTCACCCCTGTAAGTGGAATCTCTACAGTCACATTCAACCAGTTTATTCCTTACGAACTGTTTGGTGGAGAAGAAGTATCGTTTAAGAGGATTAGTAGAATCCTAACCAGTTCTCACTCATTCGAATACATCGGTACTGGTGTTGATATAAATAACTCAACACCTTTCCAAGGCGCTGTTCCTATTAAGGAAAATGAAATCGTTGCATTAGATGGTGCCCAAATTCCATTTACTAGCACGGACCAAAAAGGTAATTTTGATATTGGAGAGGGATTCCAAATTAACCAACCAACAGCAACGATTCGTGGAAGAGATTTTAGTAAGGCAATACAAGCAGAAGTCACACCGCTTATACTCGCATTAAGGTAAAAAATTATGGCAGTTGCACCACTTAATAAGTTTTTAACAGTTGCTGTTCCAGTAGCACCTGGTGAGCAGACGATCTATACAACTCCAACTGGAGTTTCTGCCATCGTTCTGTATGCTCAGTGCGCTAACGTTGGTGTTGGAACATTCCCTACAGTTACGTTTACTCATCGAAGAAAGAGTACTTCTGCAAGAACAGTAGGAAATACTAGAAATATTAGAGTAATTAAAGACATTGAAATTCCTCCAAATGATTCTCTAGTCATTATTGATGGTAGATTGGTTCTGGAAAGAACTGCTATCATTACTGACTCTATTGTTATTAGTGGTCAGCAAGAAGGAATAGTTGATATTGATGGTTGTGAATATGATGAAAATACTGGTATCACAATAGTTTCTACTCTACAAGCACATAATTTCCAAGTTGGTGATGAGATTACCATGAGTAATCTGAGATTCACCTGTACCCCAGGAAACTATGGATTGACGACAAGCATTTTCCCAAATCCACAGAAGTCATTCATTGTTGATAAAGTTCCAGATGCTAACACATTTGTTACTGATTCTGGAATTTCTTTAGGCATTCCTCATACATTTGTGCCTGCAGCGCACACATTTGCTGGTGCAGATACGGGTGCAATCACAGTAACTAGTGGATCTGGTGGACCATTCACTCCAACTACTGCTACATATGATGGAGCAACTGGTTTGATGGTTGTCACGGTTCCAAATCATGGATTAACAAATGGTAATACGGTCAGAATTACCGATGAATCAATTTACTTTAAGTGTAGTACAGATAATTTTGTTGAGAAAAAAGGTTATCCAAGAGCTACTGACCCTATTTCTGGAGTTGATATAACAGTCCAGAACGCAACAGTAAATACATTTACACTTGATGTTGGACCATCCCCAACTGGAGGAAGAGCAGCTCCTCTTCAAATGGAATTTATTTGCAGCATCCTAGAAAATAGCACCACATAATAATTATGCCAAGATATCTATCCGGACGCACTAGAACATCAGATTCAGAGAGATTAACTGATGATAGATATGATTACCTATCTCTAGGTGATGCTGAACCTAACCTTGGTAATCCAGTATCGCCAGGAGATATAGTTCCTGTTGGTCAGCAATATCAAATTATTTCTATCCAAGGATATCCAGGAGAGAGATATTGGGTTCCTCGCGGTGGTGGAATTCTTCCAGGATCGATATCTGTATTTGATGAAGATGTATTGGTCGGTGGACTTAGTAGTACCACTCAATTAAATTTTACTGGAAGTGCTATTCAGGCAGTAGGATCTAATACTGGATTACCTAATCCAGGTATTGCCGTAACCATTGCATTTGCTCCTCCTGGGAATAATGGAGAAGTTTTATTCAAGGAATCTGGAGATTTTGCGACATCTACAGGTTTAACTTTTGATATATCTGAAGAATATCTTGGTATTGGTGGTTCTATATCTGTAGGGGCAGATCGTAGTGTATTCAATGCGGGTACAAATAATGCAGGAATTGCTAGTGTAGGTATCAACACAGCATCACCAACATATACTTTAGACATTAATGGTGATGTTAGAATAAGAGGGACAATCGTTGACTTCAATGGTAACGAAGGAACTCCTTCTCAACTTTTAACTAAGAATATTTTTGGTGGACTGACCTGGATAGATTCTGGTGCTCTTCCATCTGCTGCTGGTGGTTATTATAGAACAGTTCAGTTCCATAATAACGTTGGTCTGGTTGATGGTGCTCTAGAGTTTGTATACAATGATGTTCAGGGATCTGTAGGTATTGGTAGCACTATTCCTAAAACTGGTAAGCGTTTAGATGTTTTAGGAGATTCTGTATTTACTGGCAACATAGAAATTGTTGGTGTTCTTACTGCCACTGATCTAGAAACTACAGATCTTGGTGTATCCGGAATTGCTACTGCAAATCGACTGACTGTCTTTGGCGATGCTGGATTCGAAGATATTGATGCTAGACACGGTGCTTATACTGGAATTGTAACAGCAGCGAAGTTTGTTGGTGATATTGATGTTGTTGATCTATTCGTTACTGGTATTGCAAGTTTCAATAATATCGGTGCAACTGGTATTATTACGACAAATCAGTTAACTGTTTATGATGCTGCTAATTTTCAAGGAAGCACTACTATTGAACGACTAAATGTCACTGAGTTTCTTGAAACTCTTGCTTTTAGAGCAACTGGTGTTTCCACTATTGGAAGTATAAAAGTTGAGAATAGTACTTTATCTACTAATGCAGGAAATATTATTATCAATTCAGGTGGTGGTGGAATACTTCAAGTTATTGACCCACTATTTGTTGATAATGCTACTCAATCTACCAGTTCTGGTACAGGATCAATCATTACTCTTGGTGGAGTTGGAATTGCCAAGAATTTGAATGTAGATGGTGAAGTAAAATTAGCAACTAATGGCGGAATCACAACCACTGGTGGTGATCTTTATGTTGACGGTGATTTATATGTTACTGATGATGTATTTTACGATGAACTCAATGCTAACAGAGGAGAATTTGTAGAATATCTTCAAACAGATGATTTTTATGTAACTGGAGTATCTACTTTCTTAGGAAATGTCTACATGGATGGTAGAGAGATTGGAATCTCTACCTTCATAGATAACAAGACAGTATGGGATCAAAGAAATACTGATGGAACTACTCATGATACGAGTAGTGTAGTATCTTTATCTGCTGCTTCTGCATTTGTTTGGAACAATAAAGATCCTTCTGGAATCAATACTACATTAACCATTACGGGTTGGTGGGATGATAATGCATATATTGATAATAGATCTGCAAATGGAGAAATAATTTTTAGAACTGGATTTACTGAAGAAACACCATTAACAAGTATTCCAGATTTACTAATTGATGCTAATGGAAATATTGGTATCGGAACAGATAATGCGGCAGACAAGTTACAAGTTGACGGAAATATACTTCCCACTAAGGATGGGACATATAATGTTGGATCACCAACACTCCGTTGGAATACTATCTTTGCGACAACTCTAAACGGAACTCTAACTGGTACTGCAGATAATTCTAATAATGTTCTTACTCAAAGTAGTAATACTAATTCTTCTTTCTATCTGACATTTGTTAATAGTGATAATAGTCCTGCAGCATTTGAGCAAGTATTTACTGATAGCGACTTATCATATAACCCATCTACAAATACCTTAAGTGGAACAAATGCATTATTCATAAACAATTTTGAAGTACAAGGAAATTCCACTTTCGGTAATGCTAGTACAGATACAGTTTCTTTCCAAGCATCTCTGAATAGCGACTTACTCCCAAATGCTGATGGTACAAGGAAGATTGGTAATACTTTGTTTAGATATGATGAAATTCATGCTATAGATTTCTTTGGAAACATCAGTGGAACATCAAGTAATGCTAATAATGTTCTTACGATAGAAGATACCAGCAACAATGACTTCCATCTAACTTTTGTTGTCGATAACAATACTCCTAATGGAAATTTTGAAGCAGTAAAAACAAATGCAAATCTCACATATAATCCTGCAACTGGAGATGTACGCACAACAGGAGATATTGTTTCCGGAAAGGATAGTGGTGGAGTTTCATTAACTATCAACGATGGTTATGGAGATGCTAATATTGCATTTAACCATCAAAATGGAATTCCAGAGCAAGCTGGAAACTCTGCAAGAATTCAAGTCAATACTGATTCTAATGGCAATGCCAGAATGGACTTTGGTATTAAGTCCAGTGTTGGTGCTGGTGTAGCAGTAACACCTGATTACATCATGAGAATTCAAGATGGTGTCATTCAACCATTTGGAGATGCTGCTATCGACTTTGGTACGGCATCATTGCGTTGGAAAGATGTTTATGCCCAGAACTTTATTGGAAATGTTACTGGAACTACTGACAGTGCAAATAAAGTTCTAGTTACTGCTTCTAATTCTAATGCAGCTCACTTTATTACTTTTGTAGATAGTAATAATGCCTCTCCAGGTGATTCTGAGGCGGTTTATAGTGATACTAATTTACAGTATAATCCAAGTACAAATACTTTACAAACGACTGATTTACTTGTCACTGGTGATTTTGATGTAAATGGAAATGTTGATTTAGGTAATGCTGCATCAGACACTATCAGTTTCAATGGAACTGTAGATACAAATATTTTACCAACTACAGATAGTACAGTTGATCTTGGAAGCAATACTGTAAGATGGGCAACTATCTATGCAGATACCTTTGATGGCACATTCTCAGGAACAGCAGACAATGCCAATAACATTCTAACTGGTGCTAACGATACAAATGCAAACTTCTATCTGACCTTTGTAGATAGTAATAATTCTACGGCAGCATTTGAATCGTTATCGACCGATGCTAACATCACATATAATCCAAACTCAAATACATTATCAGTTTCCAACTTAACTGTAAATGAATTACTTTCTGCAACTGGAGATGTTGATCTTGGTGATCAAGCTTCCGATACTGTTTCAATCATTGGTCGTGTTGACACAAATATTATTCCAAGTACAGATAATACTTTGGATCTTGGATCATCTACCCTTAAGTATGCAAACGTTTATGCAACAACCTTTAATGGAGCATTCCAAGGTACTGCTGATTCTGCAAACACTGTATTAACAGTCACTAATACCACTGATGCTAATTTCTTCCTTACATTTGTAGATAGTAATAATTCAGCACCTGGTCAGAATGAAGCAGTATATACTGATTCTAATATCGTATATAATCCAAATGATAATGCTCTGACAATACCAAATATTAATGTCAGTACAGAACTGAGTGTTTCTGGAAACACTACTCTTGGTAGTGATATTTCAGATTCAGTAACATTCAATGCTGGTGTAGAAACAATACTGCCATTTGCAGATTCGTCCTATGATATTGGATCTAGCAGTGAACGCTTTGCTACAATTTATGCAGATACCTTCAATGGAACATTCCAAGGAACTGCTGATTCAGCACTACAAGTTAGAACTACTACAAATGCTACTAGTGGAACTTTCTATCTAACATTCGTTGATAGTAATAACACTGCTCCAGGCACTAATGAAAATGTATACACTGATGCTGGAATAACTTATAATCCAAATTCAAATCTTCTAACTATTGCCAATGTACAAGTAACCACGAATCTTGAATCTCGCGGAAACACTACTTTAGGCAATGCTAATACTGATAATGTGACCTTTACTGCCCGTGTTGACAGTAATATCAGACCACAAACTGATGATACCTATGATCTTGGAAGTTCAACCAGGAGATGGGGAAATGTTTATGCAACGACATTCAATGGTGCCTTCGCAGGAACTGCAGATGATGCCGATCAAATTGCTGTAGTAGATAATTCTGATGATGCTAGCTTCAACTTAATATTCGTAGATCAGAGTGCTGATTCATATAAGTCAGTTTATCAAGATGCTGGAATTACTTACAATCCATCTACAAATCTTGCTACGATTTCAAATCTGACTGTAAGTACAACCGCAAACTTAAATGGTGATACTGATTTAGGCAATGCTGATACTGATACTGTAACCTTTACTGCCCGTGTTGACAGTAATATCGTTCCTAGTGCAGATGTAACATACAGTCTTGGATCTGCTTCTTTACGTTGGGATAATGTATATGCAAATACATTCAATGGAACATTTCAAGGAACTGCAGGTAGTGCATCAGAAATTATTGTTACTGATGACGCCACAAATACTAATTATGTTTTACTTTTCTCTGAAGGATCAAATACTGGAGGTGTTCAAAGATCTGTTAAGAGTGATGGTGATATTACCTATAATCCTTCTACAAATACCTTATCAACTAGTAATATTACTTCTGTTGGAACTCTTAATGCACAGGGTGATGTAATTATTGGTCAGTCAAATACTGAAACTCTTACAGTTAATGCCTATGTGGGCACTGATCTTATTCCAGATCAACCTGGTACACGTAATTTAGGAGATGTAACTAATAAGTGGGATACTGTTTTTGCAAATACTTTTAACGGTACATTTACAGGAACTGCAGACATTACAGAACAAGTTATTATTGGAACTAATACAACTAATGCTACCTTCTATTTAACTTTTGTCGATAGTGATAACAGTCCTGCAGCAGCAGAAACAATTTATAGTGATGATGCAATAACCTATAATCCATTTACGGCTACTTTAGGTACAACAAATCTAACTTTAAGTGGAAATCTTATTGCCAATGGAAATACTGATATTGGAGATGACGTTGGTGATACTTTAAGTATTAATGCAAGTGTAGATACTAATATTATTCCTGATACAGATGGTATTCGTAATTTAGGATCACCTTCAGTTAAATGGGGTACAGTTTATGCGGATAATTTCAATGGAACAATTTCTGGAAGTGTAGCGTCTGCTGACGCAGTTCTTACTGGAGCAAATGGAACCAATGCAGATCTGTATATAACATTTGTTCTTGACAATAATGCTGCTAATGATAGACAAGCAGAAGATCTGTATACAGATGACGCACTGAAATACAATCCAAATGATAATCTACTCACTCTTAGAAAACTTACGGTAGAAAATAATGTAACCCTTGGTGATGCCGCTACAGATGAAATTGCCTTTAATGGAAGTTCTAGTACAAACTTTGTTCCATTAACAGATAGTACATATGATTTAGGAACTGCCTCTAATAAGTGGGCTACTGTTTATGCAGATACCTTTAACGGAACTTTCTCAGGAACTGCAGATCAAGCTGATGCCATACTAACTGTTGCCAGTAATTCATCTGGAGATTTTTATATAACCTTTGTTGATAGTAACAATACCACCGCAGATTATGAATCAGTTAGCACAAATAGCAATTTCAAATATGTTCCTACTACCGAAACTTTAGAGACAAGTAATGTATCAGCTTCTACAAGAGTAACTGCTGGTGATGGTGGTGGTGCAGTTGCTTTGACCATCAATGACGGTGGCGGAAATGCAAACGTAACCTTCAACCATGCTGGAACAGCTCCAGATAAGACAGGAAATGCTGGTAGAATCAGCGTAAATGTTGATTCTACAACTGATCCAAGAATGAACTTTGAGGTTGCTGCAAACCTCACAGCAGATATTCCTGCTAATACAACTGAAATTGCACATGTTGCTTCGACAGGTTTCCATCCTGGAGCAGATTCAACTTATAATCTTGGGGAATCAGATAATAAGTGGGATAACATCTATGTCAATAGCATAAATGGAGCAAATATTGGTGGTGGTGGAGGAGGACTCGGAGGACTTCCATCTGGAACAAGATTAGCATTCCAGCAAGCTGCTGCTCCAACTGGATGGACAGTCGATACTACATATGATAACTATGCAATTCGACTGCGTGATGGAACGGGAACTTTAGGTAGCCGAACAAACGGCATCTCATTTACCGCAGCATTTGCTAATAGAACTGTGGTCCTACCAAGGCACCAACACTCTGGTACATCTGATAATGCAGATACAAACCACACTCACACTGGTACTACAAGTAACCAGAATAGCAATCACACTCACGCTGGTACTACAAACAACGATTCTCCTGATCACAGCCACGGAATGAACAACTTCCCTAACAGGAATGTTGAGCGTGGTAATAGAGGTAATCGATCTGCAAGAGATGAACAAAGAGGAACTAGAGCTTCTGACGGTGCAAGTACTAGACACACACACGGATTCGCAACTGGTGGTATCAGTAGCAACCACAGTCACACATTTACTACTAGTGGTCAAGACCAGAGTCACACGCACACATTTGATTCATCATTTGAAGGAACGAATGGTGCTGCAATGGACTTCCGAGTTAACTATGTTGACTTCATTATCGCACAGAAAAATTAATTTAGGAGTATAAAATTATGGCAGACATCTACGCAAATCAGAATACATCTATACTTGCAGTGAACAATCACTTCTTCTATGATCTTGAAGATGAATTATCTTTTATGCCTGAGGAAATTCATGAAGTTCGTTGGAACGGGACGGATGGTGAAATTAGATATGATGATGGAAGATTAGAACCAATTACCGAACTTGAAAATGAGGAAACTTATATTTCAGTTTTTAATACATTAAGAGCTGCAGAATTAGCGGCAAAACCAGTTCCCCCTGCTTCTGGAGAAGGTTGGGAACCACAAGCAGAAGTACCGACAATGGAATTAGTTGATGTCGAGGCATTTTTAGCACAATGGGAACAAGATAACCCAACCAATCCTATCGTTCAACCCACCCCAACTCCAACTCCTGCTCCAGAATTAACTTTTGAACAAATTTCTGAAAATTTTAGACGCAATAGAAATAAACTCTTACAATCGTCTGATTGGACACAACTTCCTGGTTCTCCATTGACTGATGCTAAAAAGGCAGAGTGGGAAGCATATAGAGTTCTATTAAGAGATGCACCAGTTGGTATATCAACATCTCTCTGGGGACCTATGGCAGATAGGATTACTGAGGATTGGGAAAATAATCCAAACTGGCCTACAAAACCTTCATAAATTATTATAGTAATACAAATATCATGAAAATTGAGCAGGGAACTTTTTGTCCTTTAATTCAAGGACCGTGTAAAAAACTTGAGTGTGCCTGGTTTACCAGAGTTGCTGGAACTAATCCAAACACTGGAGAACAAATTGAAGAATGGAACTGTGCAGTTACTCTGATGCCAATGTTGCAGATTGAAACATCTCAATCAATGAGGGGGGCACAAGCTGCTACTGAATCATTTAGAAACGAAGTTGTAAAGGCAAATCGGGAGAATCAACAACTTTACATTCAACAATCTGTTGCTAATGCTAAAAAAATTACTCCATTAAATCAACCAATAAATACTAACACTAACATCTTAGGATATTGATAGAAAAATGAGTATAGGCACAACATCAGTAGAAGAATATGATGGAGTAGAAATTGTCATCGAACCTTTCGATCCAAATTTGGTTATAAATCCCATAGTAACTCCAATTGAAAATGACGAAGATGTAAAACCGGTTTTATTTACAGATTGGGAAGAGTTTAGAATAATGAGAAATGATAAATTGAGTGCATGTGATTGGACTCAAATGGCAGATTCACCTCTTTCAGATTCCGAAAAGACAAGTTGGTCAACCTATCGACAGCAACTTAGAGATCTTCCATCATCCATAACGGATCCAGTCCCTTTGATCAATGATCGTGATCATGCTAGTTGGCCGACTCCGCCGTTTACGCTCTGGTATCACTGAACCAGTTCTCAAACTGGACCACTTGACACCTCCTGATCCACATGGTATGATTGATGGGTACAGGAGAGCGATTGCCATGAACGAGTACGTCGAACAAGTCGTAGTTGACATTCCTACAAAATCCTTTTATCTTTTCAGCGATCTTGGAGATTCAAGGACGATCGAATGTGATACGACAACTGAGTTCATGAATATATTGGAGGTTTGTAATGCCAGCCTCCCAGAAGGAATGCTCACTTATACAAAGGTTTGATGGAAGTTTTTACGCTACAAGAATGGGAAGACAATTTTGATGAACTCTTCGCAAGAGTTGAAAATGGAGAAACCATCGGAATTGTAAGAGAAGATGGTCAAGCAGCAGTCATGATGCCTGCTTCTGAAGCAGATTTTCTGCGAATACACACAGTAGGCAATAACGACGCTGATTAGTGTATTCGGGAATGTCGCCTAAAGGTAAAGGCCCTCTGCTTATAACGGAGTGATCTGGGTTCAAGTCCCAGCATTCCTATTCGCAGGTCTAGCAATTTGGTAAATGCAGCGTTCTCATAAAGCGCCTAAAAAGAGTTCGATTCTCTTGACCTGCACCTACGCCCGAGTGACCCAGCGGAATGAGGTTCTCGACTTAAAATCGAGCAGTCGCGGGTTCGAATCCCGCCTCGGGTATTTCTTAAAACGCAACCTTAAAAATAAGTAACACCGCACTATCTAAATACTTCCAGATGGGAAGTGCTATGTCATATACAATACAGACAAAGAACTGCTGGTATAACAAGAGATCTGTTATAGTCCATATGTTCTTTCTTAATCATGTACCATTTACCTTTGATGATCTTCCTGATGGGTACTTGTATGATAGGTTGATCGTTGAAGAAGCAGAAAGCAATATAAGTTACGAAATAGACGATATATACAGAGGATCTAATTATCTGATTCAAGAGCAATGTCATCCTTGCTTTGATGTGATAGAGATTACAAATCCAGAAAAATTGCCAGAAGAGATGCAAAGTTTCTACAATGGTGAAGAAGATTTGTTTGGATAAATAAAGACATAGAACAGTAAACAGAAGTTGTAATACCATGCCTCTGAATAAGTTACAGAACTTTATTAAGAACACTGAAGGGCGCATCCTGTACGTTAATCCAAATGATCTGGATTCTACTGATTCGATCACTAACAGTGGTAACTCCTTAGCACAACCATTCAAAACGATTCAGAGAGCACTTCTTGAGTCGGCAAGATTTTCTTTCGTTAGTGGAAAGGGAAATGATATTACAGAGAAGACGACTATTCTTGTCTTCCCAGCAGAGCACGTCATTGATAACAGACCTGGTTATGCAATTTATGATAACAATGGAATTGCATATACAGTTCCTCCAACTGGTGGTATCGGATCTCCTGCAGCACCAGTTCTTTCTCTTGAGTTAGATTCAAACTTTGACATCACTCAAGATGATAACATCCTTTACAAGTTTAATAGTGTAAATGGTGGTGTTATCATTCCAAGAGGTACATCCATTGTTGGTCTAGACCTTAGAAAGACGAAGGTTAGACCAAAATATGTACCAAACCCAACTGACCCCCTGATTGGAGATTCTTCAATCTTTAGAGTAACTGGTGCATGTTATTTCTGGCAGTTCTCTTTCTTTGATGGTGATGAGAGTGGTACAGTTTACACTCACCCATCATTCTTTAGTGATGCATATAAGACAGTACCTAGATTCTCACACCATAAACTAGCATGTTTTGAATATGCTGATGGTGTAAATGAAGTTGGTAGTTATGGTCTGACTGACCTTGACATGTATTACAGTAAGTTGAGTAATGCATTCAACAACTATAGAGAGATTCCAGTTCCTGAGAAATTCCCTAACAGTTCAGAGAACTTTGCTAAGAGAGATCCAGAATGGCAGATCGTTGGTGCATTTGCTACTGACCCTATTGAAATTTCCAATATTATATCTGGAAATGGTACGACCGCAAACAACCTAATTACGGTAACTACCAGCACTCCACACAATCTGAATATTGATACGCCAATCAAGATCAAGGGTGTTGGTGAGACAAATTATAATGTATCAACAAAGGTTCAGAACGTAATTGATGCTGTTACATTCACATACTTACTAGAATCTTTCCCAATTAACCTTGATGCAAATCCAAGTAGTTCTGGTGCAAACGTAACAGTTGAAACTGATACTGTAACTGGAGCATCTCCATACATCTTTAATACCTCTCTGAGATCAGTTTGGGGTATGAATGGAATGCACGCAGATGGTCTGAAGGCATCTGGATTCCGTTCAATGGTTGTGGCTCAGTTCACTGCTGTATCTCTACAGAAGGATGATCGTGCATTTGTTAAATATAACCCACAATCTAGAGCTTATGAGGGTGTAGATTATGATACTGTCTATGGTGCAGCACTAGCAACACAGGCATCTCAGACAGATACTACTAAGATCTATCACCTAGATCAGGAAGCAGTTTATAGGCAAGGATGGGAAACAAGTCACATCAAGATTTCTAACGACTCATTTATTCAGGTCGTTTCTGTCTTTGCTATTGGATTTAACAAGCACTTTGATATTGAGAGTGGTGGTGACGCATCGATCACCAACTCTAACTCTAACTTCGGTCAAATATCACTCAACTCTGAAGGATACAAGGCCGCGGCATTTGATAAAGATGATAAGGCATACCTTACATCGATCATTGGTCCTAGAGAGATTGACACTACAGAAGAGGAAGAGATCGAGTGGATCGCTCTTGATGTTCAGAAAACTGTTAATGCAGCAAATGCAGAAAGATTATATCTACTTGGATTAGACAAAGAGGATAGCTTACCTACAAACATTACACAAGGTTATCGTATTGGTGCCCGTGTAGAGGATAAACTATATCTTGATCTCAATGGCACTGAGTATGAAGGTATCATCAAGATGGCACCAGGACCAAATGGTGCTTCTCCTTCTTCATTTAAGTCGTATAGTGTAACTTCAGTATCTGCTAATGAACTAACCATTCCCGGTCATAACATTGCAACTGGTGAGAAGATTATTCTTAATAGTGAAAGTGGTGATCTTCCTGAAAATGTAACTCCTCATATTGTTTACTACGCAATAAGAACTGCTGGTGATAAGATCAAACTTGCTACCTCAGAAACTAATGCTCTTAATGGAGAAGCACTTACCATCTATGGTGGAACATCTCTGGTAGTCAAGAGTAGAGTATCTGATAAAAATTCTGGAGAACTTGGATCTCCAATTCAATGGGATTCTGCTCAGTCAAACTGGTATATTTGGGTTGATTCTACAAATACAATTTACAGTGCAATCGTAGCAAATCAGACAGAACTGATTAATGATAACCAAGGAGCAACAGACCTTGCTTATGTAAGAAGAATCGTTGATGATAGAAGTTTAGATGAGAAAGTTTACAAACTTAGAGTTGTAATTCCTAAAGAACAGGTTGGTGCAAAGGATCCAGAACAGTCATTCATTATTCAGGATTCTAGTAATACTGGAGCAGGATCAGGTGATTTTACAAAAACCAATATCGTTGCTGCTGATTATGACTTTAAGAGAAATCAAAGATATATTGTATCAACAACACTGTCTTTGACAACAGTAACTGTAGAAACTTCTACTCCACATAATCTACAAATAGGTGATGAAATTACTATTGTTAATGTAACTTGTTCAAACAATACAGATGCAACTGCAAATAGAGGATTTAATGGTAAGTTTGTCGTTCTATCTGTAAATGATTTTGAGTTCACTTATGATACCACAGATACTACTGGAAGAGAACACTTCCCTGGACCAGAGAGTACCAATAATACTCATGCAAGGGTAACTGCCGATGAGGTAAGAGACCTACCAAGATATGAAAGAACTGATAACCAGAATAATCTGTATATTTACAGAAATGAGATTATCTCTCCATATATTGAAGGTGAGCAAGATGGTATCTACCACTTCTATGCATTAAATGCAAGTAATTCTATTACAGAGCAATTTACAAACTTAAATTACTCTCAGAATAGTGTAGATCTTTATCCTCAACTTGACAGAGATAACTACGATTCAAACCCACCAGCATCCAAGACATTTGCCTTACGTGCTCCAATCGGAGATGTTAATACAAGTGATCTCAAGAAGAGTGTTACTAGAGAAGCACTTGATAAATTTACTAGATCATTTGGATTAGGACTAAAGATTACAAATGTAACTTCTAGCAGCACTACTATAACTCTAACTTTCGATAGAGATCATGGTCTAGGTGGTGTAGCGACTGGAACTCTTAGTGGTAATACTGGTTATAATCCAGGAACTTATTATGATGTTAAACTTCTAAACAATAATGCCAACCCACTTGTAGGTGTTTGGAAGGGTGCTAGAGCTAAAGTTGTAGTTGATGTTGCTACAAATATTACAAGCATTATTATTACATCTGCAGGTTCTGCATATCAACCAGGAGAGATTCTATATCCAGATTCTTCTGTTCTTGGTATTGCTGGACTTCCTGCCACATATACAATTCCGGCAAATGGAATTGTTAATAATATTGATGATACCATTCAAATCACTGGTGATGGTGAGTATCCGGATGAATACTTCAGAATTACTCAAATTTTAGACACAAATAGAATTAGCCTTCAAAGAGGAGGAGTTAGTGTCCCAGTTCCTACAACAGATCAGTATGCCCTATTAGTTGGACCAACAATTTTTATCCAAAATAAAACTTATAATGGTACAACTAAAACTGCAACTATCAATACTATCGGTGCTCATGGACTTAAGACCGGCAACAAAATTACTATAAGAAACGATTCGGCTGCTGTTGCTGGAACATATCTAGTTGATTCAACGAATGGTATAGATGAGTTCACTGTAATAACCGATGAGAATCCTAATAATGTAGGAAATGGATATATTCTCAAGCATGGATATTCCTCTAACCAAGGAATTTCTGATATTAGAGAAGAGAATCTTGCATCTAGACAGTGGACTGTTTATGCAGGTGATACATTAAAAGTCAACAGTGCTATCGGTGATGGCGAAAATGAGACGACGTTGCAAGTAGCAGAGTATAAGACATCTACTGGAATTTCAAATAGATTCCAAATCGGTGATTATATTCGAGTAGGGAATGAGATCATGAGGATCACATCCTCAAACAATACTACTCAGTTTACAGTAATTCGTGGTGCATTAGGAACAAGAAAAGAATCTCATCTATTAAATGAGTTGATTGTAAAGATCAAGGCACCTGCACTTGAATTCCGTAGACCATCTATTCTTCGTGCTTCTGGTCATACATTTGAATATCTTGGTTATGGTCCAGGTAACTACTCTACTGGATTACCACAGATTCAGGTTAGACAACTCTCTGAAAGAGAGTCATTCCTTGTTCAATCTCAAGAAAGAGCAGGTGGTGTCGTTGTTTACACTGGCATGAACAATGATGGTGATTTCTTCAGTGGAAATACTAAGACATCATCTTCTTCTGGTGAGGTTATCTCTTACGATATTCCAAGACCAACTGTTACTGGTGAAGATCCTTCCAAGTCAAGTGCTGTATTTGATGAAATTACTGTCAAGGAGAGAATCCTTGTTGAAGGTGGTGATTCTGGAACAGTTCTGTCTCAGTTTGATGGACCAGTTACCTTTAATAAGAACACTAGATTCAAAGGTGCTGCTATCTTTAGTGACAGTATCAGAATCAAGAAAGATACTGGAACTGCACTTGAGTCAGCGGGAGATGTTTACTTCAAGAAAGATCTTACTGTAGATGGTGATGTTAATTTTGGTGGTGGTCTTGATCTTAATGGAGATCTGGATTTAGGTGATGATGATAAACTTTACCTTGGTGATAGTCCAGAACGCCTTGAAATCTATCATGGTTCTAATGGCAATAGTTATATTAAAGAAAATGATCCTAATGGACACCTTTATCTACAAACAAGTAGATTATTTGTCACCAATGAAGATGATAGTGCAAATATTTTAATTGCTAATGATGATCAAGGTCGTGTAAAACTATATGATAATGGTACTCTTCGTTTCCAAACAGGTAATCCTGATCTGAAGATCTTTGGTAACTTAGATTTCAGAGATTCTGATCCTAATGAAGGCATCATCTATGCAAATAAACTTGAAGTTCCAAACATTACTCCTATTGGATCGATCATCCTGTGGCCAGGAACAATTGACAACTTCCCTGATAACTGGAAGATTTGTAATGGTCAGCAACTTGTTATCGCAGATTACCCAGGTTGCTATAATACTCTTACCAACAATGGAACTACGTTCCCATTCGGTAACAATACTAATGGAGGAACTCAATTCCGTCTACCAGATATGGTAAACAGATTTGTTGTTGGCACTGGAGATTTGTACAATGTTGGTTCAACTGGTGGTAATAAAGATGCTTCTTTGGTAGCACACGAACACAGTGGTACATCACAGGGTCAGAGTCAATCTCATACTCATAGTGGTACTACTAATGATCAAAATGCTAATCATACTCACAGTGGTAGAACTGGTGATGATTCTCCAGACCATACTCATGTTGTTGAGGGTCAACCTAACGGAAACATTGAGCGTGGCAATAGAGCATCAAGATCTGCAAGAGATGAACAAAGAGGTGATCGTACAACTCAGGGTGCAAGTACCAGACACCAACATGATTTCTCAACTGGCAATCAGATAGGCAATCACAAGCACCAGTTTTCTACTGGTGATAATATCGGAGACCACACCCATCAATACACCACATCTAATGAAGGTGTAAATGCTAACAACAAAAATCTCCCACCATATTTTGGAATGATCTATTTAATGAGGGTATTGTAATAAATAACTAAAAACCATAAGAAATGGCAAATTTCAAAAAATCATTCAATTTTAGGAATGGTGTACAGGTTGATAATGATAATTTCGTTGTAAATTCTAATGGTCTGGTTGGAATTGGAACTTCAGTTCCGACCGAAGCTTTAGATGTTATTGGTAACGTTGATGTTGATGGATTGATCAGTTCACCACTGGCAATTATTGGGGTGTCTACGATAACTTATGTTGTCGCAGATAATATCAATGTTGGTGGAGCAGTAACTGCTAATACTTTCTATGGTAGTGCTGCTGGATTGTCCGATATCTATGCCATTGCCGTTGATGGTTGGAATGTTGCTGGAACAGGACATATTTCAACAACTTCCAGTGTTAGTGTTGGTTTGGATCAACCTGACAATGCTGATGCACAGTTTACTGTAGGTTCTGACGTTTCCATCGGTGCTACTGTTAGAGTGAGAGATAAACATATTATATTAAATGCATTTGATGGGTCAGAAAATACAAATGATATTATAGATGATTATAAACAATCTGGATTGGGATTTGATGTAAGATTTGATAATAACGGGACAAGTGTTCTTGGAGCACTGATTAATGGAAATTATGACATTGATAAATGTGACCTACACTTTAATGTAAGAGAAAATTTTAATTTAAATTTTCCAAACGTTCCTGCAATGTCGATCACGACTGAGCAGAATGTCGGTATAAAAACAGATAATCCAACATCTGCATTGTACGTCTATGGGGATGGATATTGCACTGGAGTAGTTACTGCAACATCATACTATGCCGATACTATTTTTGCAACTACTGTAACAGGCGATTTAATTGGCATTGCAAATACTGCATTAGATGTTGACGATAACGCAAATATTACAATAAATTCGGTCAATAGTTGGTTTTCCATAACTGGTATTAGTACAGTTCATGATTTGTTATATGTCGAATCTGATATTGGAGTAGGCACAGAAATACCATCAACTGATATTCATGTTTCGAGAACAGAAGAAGATGCTGGTATCCAGGTAACTGCAGTCAATAGTGTTGCAACAGTAACCGTTGGTAGAAATTCAAACGCGACAACTGCAAGTGGTCAACTTAGATTTGGAAATAATGATGGTAGTTTCCCTTCAAGTACAACAGATTCATTTGATCTTATCAATTATGATGATGGAAACATCAACTTCTATCTAAATCCAGGTGGATCTGGAACAGGAGTATTCAACTGGTTTGCTCCAGGTTTATCTAACATAATGACTCTGAATCAAGAGGGATATCTTGGTTTGAATGATAATGACCCAGGTGTTCTTCTGAGTGTAGATGGAAATGTAAATGTGACTGGAATCGCTACGATTCAAGATCTTAATATCGGAAACACAGTAAATGTTACTAATGATCTTGTCGTAGAATCTTTTGTTGGAGTATCTACAAATGCAGTTCCAACAGCATACAACCTACAAGTAGGAGCAAATCCTCAAACTCTAAGTGGAGTTGGATTGGACCAGAATGGAAACATTCGAGGTTCAGGAAACCTTGAGATGAACGGTAGTTTAGCAGGTTCTTCGCTTTTAATCAATGGTCAGGTGACTATTGCTAATGGTGGAAATTTGAATGCAAATGATATTTCCGCACAGAATATTACTGCAACTTCCATAGATGCTGGTTCTTATGGTGACGTAATTGCAACCAAAGTTGATATTTCAGGTAGTGGCGGTGTCAATGCTCCAGCAGGAGTTGGAACTTTCTCAGCTATAGATGTCACTACTTTTGGAGTTCTAAATCCAACTGAAATCAATCTTGAATTTCCAGGAACCATTTCCGGAGCCGGAACTATCACCGCTAGTGAGTTCCGTACTTCAGGAAACTATCAACTTTCAGGAAATGGTCTTACTAGAGATACAACTGTATTTAATTTTAATTACACAGATGATTATGGGGAAGGTGGAATTGAGATTCAAGTAAATCCTGGTATTACTCCAGAACCTGCATTTGAAGGCATCAAGTTTGAGACAGACGGAACAGATCTGTACATAACCGTAATTGGTATTGGAACTGCAATTCTTTCTCTCTCTTGACACAACACTCAAATATCAGTAGAATCTCTTTGTCCGCTTTGGCGGGATGGCTTTAGGACACATAGAGTACTGTCACATAGAGACCCCACTGGGGTCTTTTTTAATGTATAATTGAACTACATTGACACCACATTATGCTCAGACATCATCAGAAACATGCTCTTCATCGTATGTTGCAGTACGACAAGGGTGTTATTTGTGCTGTCACTGGTGCTGGTAAGACGCTCATAGGTGTTTACGATGCTGTTAGGCAGTTTGAGAGCGAAGAGGATCAGACAGTCGTTGTAGTCGCTCCTAGGTTGCTCCTGGCAAATCAGTTATCGGAAGAATATCTTGAGCATATTGCCAATGCTTCAGTACTTCACGTACATAGTGGAGATACAAGACACGCATCTACAACAAAACCTCACTACATCAAGAGGTGGGTAGAGAGCACGAAGGGTCACAAACTGATCTTCACTACTTATCACTCTCTGTGTCGTGTGATTGAATCAGGGATTGCGGTGGATACATCTCACTTGGATGAGGCACATAACTCTGTTCGTAAGGACTTCTTTCCTTATGTTGAGATGTTGTCTGCTCTGTCAGATCGTTTTTACTCATACACAGCAACACCAAAACATTCTTCCAAGGTCAACAAACCTGGAATGAATCGTACTGACGTGTATGGTCAGATGATCGTCAATGTCTCTGCTCCTGAAATGGTTCAGAGTGGATATATTGTTCCTCCTGATGTCAGGACACACACAATCAATGCTGTACGGGACAAGGAATATGGTGCAGAACGTGATTGCATGACACTGCTGGATACGATCATCAACGAAGACAACATGGAGAAGGTGCTGGTTGCTGCACCAAACACCAAGGTGTTGATTCGTATGCTTGCAGAGACAGAGTTCATGACTGAGGTTCAGTCCTATGGATACGATGTCCTGTGGATTACCTCTAAATATGGTGCATTTGTCAATAACGACAAGGTAAGCAGGGAAGAGTTCTTCAACACTCTTCGTGCATATGGTAAGGATCCTGACAAAAAGTTCATCATTCTTCACTACAGCATCCTGTCAGAGGGTATTGATTGTCCTGGATTGACCTCCTGCATCCTCATGAGGAACCTTGACTACATCTCCATGGCACAGACCATCGGTAGAGTCATTCGCCTCCATCCAGAGGATTCTAAGCGCCTCTCAGAGGGTGTGATTGAACCAGGGGCGACGGAACAATATGTAAAGTCCAGTGGTTTTATCCACATTCCGGTGTATAATAATGTTGGGATCGGCACGGTACGGCGTATCCAGTCAGTGACTGATACAATATTCGTACAGGGCGATCCTGTCATCTCTACAATCACCAAGTGAGGATCCGACAATGATGCACCGCGTTACCTGCATGGTTAGTGGTCGTGTATTCAACGTTGACTGCTATGCCCGCAACCGGAATGAAGCAATTTCAGTTGCCCGTGCTCAGTATCCAAATGCAAGAATCATGTCCTCTAATATTTTGTATTGATGCCCTACGGATGGAACATTCAAAATGAAACTCTGTTGGATCCTGTACCAGGACATCCCAACGGATATGTGACTGAAGGTGGTGAATGGGCAGCAGTTCCTCTAGTAGGTTGCAAGAAGTTCATCATCATACATAATGGTAGACAGTGCCATATATCACGTAATTATCCCTCTGCTGTTTCTTACATTAAGAGGCAACTTAAAAAATCTAAAAAGAAATGCAAATGAACACTCCCGAAAAACATCAAAAACGTCGTGACGCACTGGGACTCTTTTATGAGAGTGTCCTGAAACCTGATCATGAACTCAGGCAGTGTGCTCATAACCAGTCATGCTATCATGAGTTGATGGAGTGGCGTGATGATGTCATTCGCTGGTTGGATCAGCGAAGAAATCAAGAGTTTGGGTGATGCTATATTTTTACTTTTGGGGATTTTTATTGATCATAATCGTTTACTTTATTGTAAGTGATCCGGGAATCGGCCAACTTGTGTATATGTTTGGTAGATGGTTAGATATAAATTTCCAAAAGTATAAATGGATGCTGCTAAATGATCCAAGAAATCCTATAGTTAAATGGATGATATGGAGAAAATCTATGAAGATGGCAGAAAAAATAAGAAAAGAGATAGAAAATAAATAGATGCAATAGGGGAGAGTTATGTTATCAACTCAGTATCGTCTTCGTCTTGAAGGGATTTGTAAAAAGATTGTGAGGGGCGAAGACGTTCCCCTGGAAGATATGATTTGGGCAGAGAAACTGTCCAAGGCAAATACTACTGCCCGTGAGTGGTTGAAGAAAGCACGTCGTCAATCATCAGCACAGATTCAAGAAGGAACAATGGATGACTTCATGAATCGTATGGGTCTTGGTGATCCTGATCCGTCCAATTACAAGACCGGGTTTGATAGTGCCGATGAAATTGTAGATTGGTTCAAGCAAGACAAACCTGATGACTGGCGCCAGAGAGATTAACTATGAAAGAATTGCAGGAGTCAACGTGACTAATCAAGTTACTAAACTGAATATTGTTAAGAACTTGGTAGAGAAGATTGCTGAACTTCTAAATGCAGAGATTCACTATTCTTATCTTCTTGATCATAAAGGTCTAGAGCAGAGAAAAATTTCAATTACTTACAAAGAAGAATGACTGAAGAGACAATCATTAAAAAGTATGATATTGAAGACATTGATGTGGACAAATTGCCACCAATGGTATATGATTGGATTGAAGAAAATAAATTCACACAAATCTCCCAATATGTCAATGCTCCCACTGTAACCCAAGAATCTAATCCCGAGTGGGGTGAAGGTATTACAGTGTGGTTTCTGGGTTGGCATGATAAGGCAGAGTTCTCACTCTGCAAGAGTCCTCTAGTGGATGATGACTTTTTAGTATCTTGCCTAAAATAAACTCATGAAAGACGCAGTAATCTATTCCAACGGCAGTCAAGAGTGTCAGCGCATGGCATCACTACTTCAATCACTGGATGGGAAGTATCATGAATACCTTTTGGGTGTACATTTCAGTGATAAGCAGTTCAGAATGGAATTTGGGGACGAAGCAGAGTATCCCCAAGTATCATATGGTGATAGGCACCTTGGCAGCATGAAGGAAGCACTTCAATACTTTAGTGGTATGGGGTTGTTCTGATGGATTATGATGAGTTTGCCGCACAGAGTTTAGAATATTACATGGATATGGTCATGCTTATCCAGATAAAAACTAAATATCATATGAAATTTACCGATGATGAGAAAGAAATCAACGGTTATATTCTTGAAGTTCAAGAAAGTAATAAGATTAACGCATTGAGAGATAAATTCGAAAAGATCTGGGGCAACGATACATGAATTACTCCTTTACTCTTCTTCTTTGTTTTCTCCCTCTTGCGATCATCTACATAGTATTGAAGATTGCTGTTTGGATGTCTGCCGTAAATGCTGAATCGGATTATGTCAGGAGAGAACCTTTACGAAAACGAGGACCCTTCGTGGAGAATCCATATGATGACGTTGATGAAGAGGAAGAGGAATATGGAGATCGCACAGATTTTAGATAAAGCCATCAACGATTACTACACAGAGAAGGGTAAACCAGTCCCCAGGTGGAAGTTGCAGAAAGACCCTCAGTGGTGGATAGATTATCTAAAGGAAATTGATGACGAAAAAGGTTGACAACACCTGTCTTTGTCGTTTATAATCGGAGTATATACATCTTTATCATGGACTATAGACCTTACAGTAGAGAGTGGACACGAAAACGATACCTTGCAGAGGCTATCGAAGAATACTTCAATACTGATGCGTCTACCGATGTGATCATTGGTGACATCTCTGATGTCCTTCAAGAAAAGGCAAACTTCTATCAACGTAGAGCAACTAAATTCAAACAAGTACTGAAAAGTGTCAAGGAACTATGAAGGCAAAAGATTTGTATAGGCAGAAATATAAGATCATTAAGTTCTTTAATGAGCAACAACTTGATATTCTCCGTAAAGATATTAAAACTCTTAGGTGGGAACCAGGTCTTGTATCTCTTAACTACGATAATAAAAAAATTGCTCTTAAAGTCAAGAGTAATTTTCAAGCAGATTATGATTCTGCTAAATTTTATAGTATGATTGATACATCTAGAGAGTTTCATGAGTTCGTTGAACCCAAAACTTCTACTAATGTCATGATTAGTAGGACACCTACTGGTGGTTATTATAAACCACATACGGACTGGGAAGGATTGGGTCATTATAGTACAACTATCTTTTTAAATGATCCTGATACTTATTCTGGTGGAGAGTTGTGCATACTTCCAAATCCGTATGAAGATGAACTTAAAATCAAACTTCCAGCAGGTTGGGGTGTAACATACGAAACAGGTATTCCTCATAGAGTTGCTACTGTAACTCATGGTGAGAGATTAGTTTCTATATATTGGACAGAATCCAATTTTGGTGACTTGAATGACTTAGATCGCTATAGATATCTTTGCGATATGTATGAATGGTGTGAAGAGCATTACGCGCATAAAGTTTTTGAGAACTGCCATGAGTTCAACAATGATGCACAGATGTACTTTCAAAGAAAGAGTAAAGAGTTATCCAAAAAATATATTTCTATGAAGTAATGTATATTGGTACTGTTTCTGAAGATCTTGCTGATAAGATCGATACATATGTCACTAAAAACAATGATGACATACTTTGGGTGTATAGTGAAGAGACATCTGGTTACACACCAGGTGAATATGATGCTATTCCAATTCCTGGATCTGGTGAGACGTTTCAGTTTGAACATCGCATTTGTTCCGAGACCTACGGTGTAGTTGATCGGAAAGCATGGACTGAAATTATGGTTCCCATCATGATTGAGTATCAGAAATATGACTTCCCTCCCATGAATAATGTATTCCGATCAAAAATCAACATGCTCACTATTGATCCTAGGGAAGAGATTGTCTGTAATACACCTCATGTTGATGATGTTGATCCACATTGGGTCATGATTTATTATATAAATGATAGTGATGGTCCTACAACATTTTTTGATCAATATTATGATGGTCAGAAAAAGGCACCAAAATTTAGTAGTTCTGTAACTCCAAAAAAGGGTAAATTTGTCGTATTTAATGGACTTCAATTTCATGCAAGTTCTGCTCCCCGACAAACTACGCAACGTTGCGTAATTAACATTAATTTTAGGTAATTTGAATCATGTATAGAAAAGATCTTAAATTGCATTTCCGTTCAGGTAATTATCTTGAAGACAGTAATGGCCGCTTTGGTCAATTTATTGCCGATCACGAACTTGAATACACTGTTGACATGGATAATAATTCATGTGAAGATGTATTTCTCCATATTAAATCTTTCCTTAGGGGAATGGGTGCTCTTGACAATGAAATTGTTACAGGTGCATGTGGAATCGTATTTGCTGGTGGTTATGATGCCACTACAACTCAAATGATTAGAGAAATCGGTCAATTTACTCCTAATCATGAAGTAGAAGAAAGAATTGAATCAGAAGTAAATATTCAGATGGGAAGTTACATGCAGGTTGATCGTGTTCAGGATAAACAAAATTGGGAGAGTAGATATTGGGATCTTCAAAAAGAATATCAAGAGAAAATGCTTGAAATGAAAGCAAAGATCTCACGTCTTGAAAATCCTGATCAGGAAGAGTTGACTTTTGAAGAGAAAAATCATATTCAGTGGCACGCTCAGCAAAATGGTGGTTCTTTAGATGTTGTAAGTCCTGAAGAAGAAGTTCATGATGAAGTACATCATGTAGTAGATGATTCAAGCGATCCTAATCATAAATCTTTTGAACTTGATCATAAGCATAGTTATTGATGAAGCATTATGTTTTTTGCAAATCTTTTTAATTTTAGTGCTAATGATATTGAAAAAAATATCTTTGATTTAGGTCACAATTCCTTCTTTCTTTGCTTACTACCCTATGAGCAAAAAAAGGAGGTTTTGTCGTCCATAAATCCTGAAGCACAATCTGCGTTAAAATATATTCTTAATATCAAAGAAAAATTTGTAGAAGATATTGATGATGCAAAATACGTAATACAGACACCTGAGAAAATCAATACTGACATTTATCTTTACGGTAAACATTATATGAGTTGGTGTCCTAATCATGGTGCTAAAGCGGTTTATTTCTATGGAGCAGCTGACACCAGACCAATTTATCTACACAAAGATTGGGGATGTCAAGCAAAAGATTTCATTTTGTTTAGATATGGTGGAAGAAATACTGAGAAGTGGCACAATACATTTTCAATTCCATACATTGTAAATGATAACTTTAATAATGTTTTTTTACCAAAAAAATTAAGTATTTCTTATTGCGGATATCCACATAATTGGATATTCAAAAAGAGAGTAGTTGATACTATACATCAATATGAATATTCAGATTTCATCATTAGGGATCGTTGGGGTGGGAATTGTGTTGATGATGGTAAAAATTATGACTCGTATAACTTTGGACCATCTAAAGATATGAGAGATGAATTTTTTGATAATATGGAGAGAAATTTATATGCCTTGATTGTAAGAGGAATGAATAATGCTTCGATAAGATTGTTCGAAGCATTTATGATGGGAAGAATACCTGTAATCATCAATAGTGATATGATTCTACCATTTGAAGATCAGATTGATTATAGAAAAAACACAGTGTTCATAACTGACTTTCATGATATTGATTCTCAAATAAGAGAATATCATGATTCACATACTGAAGAGGAATTGATTGAAATACAGAAACAGAACAGACAGATTTGGTTGGATTATTTCAGAGTTGATGGATTCTTTTATAAAATGAAACAGTTCCTTGAGAATTATAAATACGAAAAAGAACTCATATTGAAGTAAATGGCATACGAAATATCTGGAACTACAGTTATTGCCAATGATAGAACAGTAACAGCTACAGAATTTGTAGGACTTGGTGCTCTACCTTTCGGTAGTATTATTATTTGGTATGGTGCAACAAATACTGTTCCTAGTGGATGGAGTTTATGTAATGGAAGTAATGGAACTCCAGATTTAAGAAACAAATTCGTTGTTGGTGCTGCTAATAATCCAGGAACTTATTATGAAGTTGGTGACACTGGTGGTGCCGACGAAGTATCACTGACTGCAAACCAAGGACCATCACATACGCATACCGGAAACTCTGGAAACAATAGTGTCAACCATACTCATGGTGGTAATACCGGAAACCAGAGTGCAAACCATTCACATAGTGGTAACACTGGAAGCCAGAATAGAAACCATACTCATAATGGTACTACTGGTGATGACTCTCCAGACCATGCTCATAATGTAAGTAATTTTCCTAATCAAAATATTGAACGCGGAAATAGAAGTAGTCAATCTGCAAGAGATGAAAATAGAGGTACTAGGGCTACATCAGGAGCGACGGCAAGACATCAACATGCATTTACAACCAGTGGAGTTAGTGTAAACCACGAGCATACTTTCAATACTGGAAACAATAGTGCAAACCATAGTCACTCATTCAATACTGGAAACCAGAGTGCAAATCATAGTCACACTATTTCTCTTGATGCTGGTGGTGGAAGTGGTGCTGCACACGAAAACAGACCTCCATATCATGCACTTTGCTTTATCATGAGAACTGGCTGATGTCTCCTAGGAAAAATGAGTTTCCCTATGAATCTATGCCTTGGAAACTCATTCATAAAGTAAAGAAGGGCGAAGATAAGAAAGCATGTCACTTTCAGTGTGAGGAACATATGCTGAAGTACATTAAACGTGGTGGATACCGTAAGAATCAATATACAATTAAGCATAGAGATGGATAAAGATTCTAAAATCATGACAATATCAGCATTATGCTTGTTTTTTGTTGGAACTCTTGGTATAATTGCTCTTGGATACCTTCACGGAGGTATGCACATAGAAGCAGTATGGAGAAATTTACACACATGACTACTCGACAGTTTGTTAGCAGCAAAGGTGATACATGGGAGTGGGAAGAAACTCCTGAATTTGTAGAAGCACTCCAAAATTACTACAAAACAGTTCGTAGTAATGATAATGCTGTTCCAGTACCTATCCCTCCGAATAAGAAAGCGGATGCTTAAATTCTTTTCCTGGTTCTTTAGATCTGATGAACCTTATAATTATAATTCAGTGATGGATTATGTTGAAAAACTAGAAGATAGGGTTTCTGTGTTAGAAGAAGAAAACATTTCTACCACAAATGCACTATATGAAATTGCAAACTCACTAGAAAGTCGTATAGATATTCTAGTTAAGGAGTTAAAAGATGTATGAATCATTGAACTGTTTTGAAGAAGCATTAAAACACTTTGGAACTAGAGTTGAAGTCATCACTGCTATGGAAGTGGCGAACAAAATTAGTTCTGAAGATGCTTATCAACAAATTAAAGCAGAAATGAAAGAACTCAAAACATGTCGTAAACATTACATAAAAAATGAAAAATGCTGAAGAAGATTCCCTAGAGATATTCCAAAACGAGGATGGATCATTCTTAATGGAATGGGATAAAGAAGATCCAAAGTGGTCATTTTTGAACGAGTTGACACCAGAAGAGATTCAGAGTATTATTGAACGAGGATTAAAAGAATACAACTAGATGGCACTATCCAAAACTGTAGAAGATTCTTTGAACGAGGCAAAGTTAAACCTTCGTAATGCACTAGCATTTGCTGCTAGAAGTGAGCGTCCAATGGTCTGTAGTGTTATTGCAGATCTCATTTCCAAAATCGATGGTGTCAAGAGCACCGACAGTATTCTGGATAAACTTGATGACCGAAAACTAGGGGATAGTGGGTTTTTTGGGTCAATTTTCGATCCAGATGAATAAATACATCTAGCATCCCATACAAATCCATGGAAAACATCGAAGCACACATTGAGGCGGATAAAAAGATCCTTGAAAATCCAACAACCAATCCTCAACAACGTCGTCATATCGAAGCAGAACTTCACGATCTCGAAGATTGGGTAATAAACCACAAAGAGGAAATTGAAGCAGGTGATCACCATGATCCATCTTCTCTTGAACTTTACTGTGATCAACAACCTGGCGCACCGGAGTGCAAAATTCACGATAACTGAGACAGTTTGGCAAGTGGCACACCGGGAGGCACATGCCTCCTTTTTTATTGCCATGATGTGGTCAGTCGCATCCACACCATGTTTCACCATTCACTGACTGTCAAGGAGTGCAAGGACTACCTGATCGACAAGAAGGGTTGGACATTCGTTAAGAAGTGTCCAAATCTGCATTATTACTATTGGAAGACCAATGGTAATGATAACTGGTCTCATAGTAAAATCTGGACTATGAAAGAAATGCGTCATAGTGTTGAGCGTATGAGGATGCAAGATTGGTTGGATGCTGAGTATGAAAAATATCGTCAAGGTATTCAACTTTCACTGTTTTCTGATTGGGAGTATGTAAGTTGAGGAACTGTCACAGGGGGTCGCAAGACCCCTTTCTCATGCCCTATACTAACTTCAGTTCAAACAAAGGCAATGCTCACCGTCAACCTGACCGAACAACAACTCTCACTGCTGGAAGATCTTGTGGGTGAGAAGTTTAATGAAGTCGCACAGGCATGGTTGCCTGCTGAGGAAACAAAGGACATGAACAAACTTTGTTACAATACTCTCCTGAACCTTCGTTGTGTTCGTCTGGCAAAAGAGTATGATGAAACTTATGCCAACTGGGACAAAAATTTCTATTCTTTTGATAAGAAAGAATACTTGAAGGATGTGGGTCTTATGACAGATGAGGAACTGGTGCAGCAGGGGGTCTGCTGACCCATTTCTACCCTATACTGATTACATCAACACAGGAGCACCACTCATGGGCACTCGTTCTCGCATCGGCATTGAACTTCCTGATCACAGTGTCGTCAGTGTCTACTGCCACTGGGATGGTTATGTAGAGCACAACGGACGCATCCTGGTCGAGCACTACCAAGACCGTGAAGCAGTCAAAGAACTGATTGATGGTGGTAGCATGTCATGTCTTCGCACGACCCAGACATGGGAGAGTAGAATCCTGAAGGATGATGACAATAACTATATTCTTGACGAAAACGGTCAGATTCAGTACACTCACACCCGTGAACCACAACCTCAGTATCACTCAGAACGTGGTGAAGAAATCAGTGTAGAGCACACCAGTTTTGATGATTTCTGTAGTGATATATGCGGTGAAGAGTATGCTTATATGTATGATCTGAATGGTAACTGGAAAGCATTTAAGATTGGTTGGGGTAAAGAACCCACCGAGCGTGTGGATATTCCAGGATATGTGCTATAATAGATAAACTTGAGGATAAAATATGAAACTTGATGAATTTGGTCGAATGACTGGTTCATTTCTTGTTATTGGTGCCTATTTTGTTATTCTTCATGTGAATATACGTTTCGGTGCCGCCATGCACATTGTAGGTGATTTGGTTTCTATTCCTTTCTTTGTAAGAACAAAGTCCTGGGATATTGTAATCATGTTAATATTTTTACTATCAATTTCCTTGTCCAAACTCCTAGCAGTAGACCTATGATTGACAGAAGTTTTCTTGATGACATGACACATGAGAACAAAGAAGTTCTAGCAGAAGATTGTGAAGATTTTCTGCTTCATCGTCACATTCCTCTCTATTCACATTCGTATGATGAGATCATCATGCAGGCAATAAAAGAAGGTTATCAATTACATAAGTGCGATAGACATGTTCGATAAGTTTATTTGGCAAAAACGTAATGCACTTTCTCCTAATTTTTGCAATGCTTTGATTGCAAAGTTTGAGGCAGATGATAATAAGGAGCAAGGCATTACTGGTGCAGGATTAAATACTAAGTTTAAGATATCAACAGATTTGAATCTATCTCTTTGGGATGAATACCAATATGAAGATGAGGTATTGTTTGAATCCATAAAAAAAGGAATCAATGAATACTGTTCATATCACAGAACTCTTCATCCTGCTTTGGATATGCAAAATAATCCAAATGTTGAGCTTGAAGATAGTGGATACCAACTGCAACGTACCAGAGTTGGTGAATACTACAAATGGCACAATGATTTTGGTATTTACAAAAATGGTGTGCGTCTAGCGACATACATTTGGTATTTGAATGATGTTCATAAAGGTGGAGAAACTGAATTTATTGATGGGACTTTGATTAAACCAGAGCAGGGTAAGTTGATGATCTTCCCTGCCTACTGGAACTATCATCACCAGGGAAGACCACCGATCAGTAATACGAAATATATTGTAACAGGTTGGATGGTAGTCGATCCTGTGCTGGAATTGAAGAAATATAAAAACGGGACACTTGAATAACTGTCACAAGGCACACCTATTCCTGCTCTCTGTGCCTCTATAATAAGCATGTAGACAACGCACAGCACTCATGCCTACCTTTGCTGCTTACGTCGAACAGGAGGGCGCAAGAAACGCTCTCAAGGTCAAGATCAAAGAGCATACCAAGGATCTTACCTGCCGTCTTCTGTCAAGTTTGCCTGTCAAATCACAAGATAGGTACAGGTTCTATATCAAAGAGGGACGTAAGTACCTCAAAGTGATGATGAGCACATCATGTAACCTTGACAACACAGTTTGGCAAGAATCTGTTCACTGTTTTGTTGATAAGAAGACAGGTGAAGTGTATAAGGCAGCATCACTCAATGCTCCTGCCAAGGGTGTGCGCTTTGATCTGCGCCTGATCAAAGATCGTGAGTGGTTGATGGAGAACGCGACATGGCATGGCGGGTATCTTTACAAGTGATGATACCATTTAATGAAGAACAATACCGCCTCATTATGGAGGCGGTCGAAGACTATGGTATGCTAGTTGATGAAGAAATCTCCTTCAAATGTGAGGAGATCAATGCAATCATTCAAGCACATCTTAATGAAATTCGAGCACAACCTGGTGAATTACACTAAACAACAACTTGTAGACGCACTTGTGGCAGAGTGGGAGTATCTCTGCCACGATGATTTCGATCCTGATGTTGATCTTACAACAGAAGAGTATCGGGAAATGTTGGAAGAAATGACTTTTGATGAGTTAGTAGAAGAAACTAGCACTGGTGAAGGATACACTTTTGATGACTTTATGGAGAATTGGAATGTCATCTAAAGAAAAACTCCTCTTTGTTTCATCGTTCATTTGGTTTTTGCATTGGGGTCAATGTCTTACATCACTCATTCTGGACATGGTTATTCTAAGATCCTCTGTGAGGATATTACCTCTTGGTTTATAAATGAGTATTTCCCACGCCATAAGATCCACCTTGAAGTGATTCATCGTGGTATGAAGCGTGAGAATGTTGTTGGACTGTGTGATGTTGAGGGTGATGTTTATCGCCCTCGACATTTTTGCATTGAATTGCAGTCCAAAATGAAGAGAGAAGAGTACATTTTGACTCTCATGCACGAATTGCATCACATGGCACAGTGGATCCGTGGTGAACTGACCTTTGCACAGGGAAAACTGTGCCATAAACGCACTCCAGTGGACAACTGGGAGTACCTGGAGCAACCACATGAGATCGAAGCACGGGAGATGGAGCAGTATCTGTACGATCAGTACCTCCAGTGGCACGGCAGTGTGCCAGTTTGCCAAGTGTCCCAACTGTTCCCCAACCGCCTGTGTGCTGCGGCATAATATGTTCATGTCAAGGGAACCACACCCATGAACTACACACTCAAACAACTTCAAGAGCGAGTCAAGAACCTGATCGAAGTTCAGGGAGAAGATGCATACTGTGCCGCATGGATTTACACTGCTGAAGATTGTATGATTCGTGATGGAGATGGCGAACCAAATTATCTTCCTACAAAAGTAGATCCTGAACTAGCAGAAAGAATCTTCAATGATGTTGGCAACATCGATTACATCTACACGGTGATCCAGGAGTGTGTGGATGAAGTGACTGAGGAGCAGTGGATGCTCTACCAGCAGGAACTGGTGAGTGATCTGGAAGCAACCGCATCTGACTACGGAGTGGGCAAATGAAATTCAAGGTAACATCAGTCCAGGTGGATTTTGAAGATGATGACTTTGAACTTCCACCAATGGATCAACTGGAGATCATCCAGAACATCATGGCAGAACCCTGGTTTGTTGATGATGAGGATGATCTGGTTGATCACATCAGTGATGTCACCGGATGGCGCATCAAATCAATCAACTACCACAGGTGGAATTAGATGAATAATGAACTAATGAAACGCCTGGAGGACATTTCTGAGGAACTGGGAGGCGTCATTCGTTTCCAGAACCTGTATAATGCTTCTGGGAAGCGCATGAAGCGCATTACCATCACCTATTACGAGGATCAAAAGACCAATGACTGACATTGAACTACGCTCCAGGTGTGAACAACTCCAAGAAGACATTGATGCTATTGTTGAGGAACATTCTTATTACTCTAATATGAGTGCCGATAAAACAGAGGATCTAATCCGTGTCCTATGTGATGCTGTCTGCAAAAACTTTCCCCTTCAAGAATCATGATTGCCGTCCTTTCCATTTCCTTGATCATCAATGCTGTTCTGTTGCACAATCAGATCAAACAGAACAACAAATTGAACAAAAAGTTGGTCGAACAGATCGATCTTACTCTTGATGCACTGAATCAGAGTAAGAAAAATCTTGCGGACAACATTGAGTTGTTGAAAATCATTGATAATTCTTCTACCAAGGAAGAAATGATCCAAAAGTACGTCCTTAACCAATCACTGAAAAATGAGTAAGATCAATGTTAATTTAGATCTGGATTTGAAAGATCTGACACAGGAGATTGTCTTCAACTGTTCCGAATCGGACATTATTGAGTTCATATCAGAATTGAGTGAACTTGCCAATAACATTGATCCTGACTTTACGACCGAATTGGTTGAAAGGTTGGGTGATTTGTAATATAATTAGTGATGTAGTATACAGATAATTCCGATGAAAGATGAAATTCTGCTCAATTTGAATGTGCATGAGATGGGGATTCTACTGATGGCAATGCAAATCGTAGAGTTTTCGGATGAAGTGCAAATGGAGAAAGAATGTGGTAGTATGAGGACGTTATACGACCGTCTTTATGCGGAATATATGAAAATGGATCGTACAAATGTAGTGCAAGAGTGTGAACCTTATGTCGAACCATCCTTCTGAACTTGAACTGACTGCCCAAGAGATTGCCGAATTTATGACTGCCTTTCGTGACTTCATGGTTCATGCCGATGAAGAGATCGATGCGTATGAGAAGCGTGAAGAGGCACGGAAGTATATTGAGCAGGAGATCGAACAAAAAGCATCAGAAATGGAAGTGACTGTTGATTATTACATGCAAGAGTTCATGTGACCATGTGACCATGGTACATGGTACATGGTACATGTGATGGTTGACAACTGAATACAGTTCCTTTATAATCAGAGAGTAATTTACGAAGACCGATGCCAAAGCAAAAATTCATGTATATCGTGAACCATTACATTCCATTTCCGCGATCAGAGTATGGTGGTATTTGGAATGTGGTCGCATCAGATGATGAAGAATGTTTTGATCTAATTGTCGATGAAGACGATGGATTAAATGGTGATTATTATAGTCATCTACGTGAGAACATCATGAAGGCATCGGTTTTTGAATTGGCAGATGATGATGTCAAGAGTGGTATTGTGGAGCAATTTACGACATGACCGATCAAATTTTGTATCGAATCGAAGAGAACTTTACGAACGGATGGGAACTGGTAGATCCATCGTGTCAGGGTTTGACACGGGAGCAATGTGATGCAAAGATCCAGGAGTTACTGAACAGTGGAGTGGTGAGTCCAAATTATTTGAGAGCAGTACGTGATGTCTGATCCTTATATTCCACGGGTCAATGATTATGTCAAGTGGAAGAAAGGATTTGAGGGATGGGTTTATTTCTATTGTCCCGATTACATTACGATTGAATTGTATGTAAAGAAGAAACCCGATGATCTGGTCAAGATTCATAAGATGACACATGTGTGTATTTTATGTTATTCTTATCAGTGGGACGAATTAACATTTATCAAACGCCGCAAATCAGTTTATGACAAAGTATCAGGTGACGTATCTGGAGAACAGGAAAGTGCGGAAAGCAGTGTTCTACAAGATTGAGGATGCGGGCATGTGGGAGAACCATATCAAGCGTGAGAAGAATGTATCGAATGTAGAAATTATTCCGTTATTCCAATGAACCAAGATAATATTTGGATTGATCTTGACATCCAGGAACATGAGATGATCATGGATATGATCCGTAGTCAGTTAGATACGATGGAGATGTTATTGGGTGGTGAGATGTGTTTTTATAATTTACCACCAGAGGATCCAATGCGGAAGAGATATATGAAGTTGAATGATTTGTTACAGGAGGTTGTTACTTTATGGAGGAAAAGGTTTGGGGATGATGATGTGATTCAACCAGAGCACATTGGGAGTACAAAATGAACAGATATATGTTTGAATTGCTTGATCAGAGATTTGAGATGATGGATCGTGCAAGGAAATTGTTTTTTCCTGATTGTACCTGGAAAGAACTGACCGAAAGTCAGATCAAGGTCATCAATGATATTTGCAATGATATTCTTGATGCGGCAGACAGGAGGCATCATGAGCATTGATCATTATAAACCTGATCAGAAATGGAAGGTAATGAATGATCTGGAGCAGGCATTTAATCAGATCACCACATTTAATTTTTTGCTTGATCAACTCCAGGAGGCGGTTGATCAACACCAGCACCAACAGATTGTTGATATCACCCATGCGCTTAATGCTTTTTATCATCCTTATGTGAACAACTGGGACAAGAAGTTCAAAGAAGCATGGAAGGAAGTAATCACAAACGATGATGACCCTCTTCCGAAGGATAAAATTCAGTGGGAAGAGTATTGGGAGAAAGAAGCACAAAAATCAAAAGACCACACATAAAAGTAATACGTAAAAGGTCATTCCAACTTACTGTAATGTTCTGACTACCACAGTCAGGACATTTTTTTATGTCATGTGTTTTAGAGTATCCACAGTTCTTACAGATTCGAGTTACTTGCATGTTAGAGATGTCGGAGCGGATTTTTTTATGCCTTGAACCAAAAGTATTGTCCAGAGCGTTTCTTATAAGGATGTGCAATACTTCTTCTTATACAACCATCATGAACGCCCATAATACGTGATGCTTCCCTTATACTATTAAAGACCTTAGTTTCTTCCCATGTCTTATAATGGACGCCATATACTTGAATGGATTGTTTTTTATCATCAAGTTTCTTATATCGGTGCCCGTAACAAATCCAATTATTTTTACAAGCAGTAGATATAGCACCTGAATACTTTCTATCACCTTTTAATGCAAGAGCAGCGGCACGAAACGATTCATATTCTATTTCTTCTAATGTATCAACATTGATAGCAAGTATACGCATCCTACCATGCTTACCATCACCTCTATTCTCTGGTTTATGGAATCCCCAAAGATCATTATCTTCGATTTTGTTTTGTAGTGTAGAACTTATATTGTCACGGTGTTCTTGTGTCTTTTCTATGTTATGTGCTATCTCAGATAGTTTATCCTTTGTTTCTTGATTAAACTCAGGTGTTCTACCACCAGACGTAGCATTATAATGAGAAGAATCTTCAAATGTATTGTATTTCTGGATGAACTCTTCTTCCTTTGCATCCAGTTCTTC